CTGTTCAGACTGTGGCAGCTGGACAAAATGTTTTGCTTACAGAAACAGTAGTAGCTGGTAAACCTTGTATTGTTCACCGTGCCGGGTCTGGTATTGTAACGCTGCGCGGTTTGACAAATCAGTGCAAGGCACGATTCAAAATTTCGTTTGGCGCGAATATCGCAATTCCAACTGGAGGAACAGTTGAAGCGATTTCAGCTTCTCTTGCAATCAATGGTGAGCCGCTGAATAGCGCCACAGCAACCGTGACACCTGCGGCAGTTGAGAATTTCTTCAACATTTACATTGCTGCATTTATCGAGGTCCCTCGTGGATGCTGCGTAACAATAGCGGTGGAAAATAGCAGCACGCAGGCAATTTCCGTATCCAACAGCAATCTGATTGTTGAACGCGAAAGTTAAGAAAGGGGAAAATAACAATGAGCATGAAAGCAATGAATGATATCCGGGAAATGCTTTGTGATGAACTGGATGAAGTTTCCCGTCACGGCACTTTGAATGTTCGTGATCTTGACGTGGTTTACAAGGTCACGCAGAGCATTGCCAACCTTGATGACATCATGGAAGAAGAGGGTTACAGCCATGATGGCGGTTGGGAAGCAAAAATGCGCGGCACTTATGGCAATAATATGCGCCGTGACCGCCGTTATGCGGATGACACGCGCCGCCGGATGGATACCGACCAAGATGACCGTGAACCTAAACACCGCTATTCGGAGGATATGCGCTGAACAGGGAGGTGTAAAGCTTGAAAGAGCTTACATATAAAGACTTTGAAGACTATGAGCAGCGGCTCAAAGAAGAAGCCTATTATTGTATGGGAGATGTAATTTCACCCAAAAGCATGGAAGGCTTTGAAAGCGTTGTACGCTGCTATATGGCCATGAAGGACTTTGAAAAGGCGTTGCATATTAAACAGGATTCCGGCGACTTGAAACAGTGGGTACATAAAATGGAAAACGCTGACGGTTCGTATGGCGAACACTGGACGGTTGACCAGACTTCCACCTATATGACTTCACGCGGAATGGACAGCACAAAGGAAGAATTTTATGCAGCCATGAACATGATGTTTAGTGACTACTACCCGGTAGCTAAAAAGCACAATGTAAACACTCCTGAATTTTATGCAGACCTCGCAGCGGCTTTTATCAATGATAAGGACGCATCCAAAGATAAGGTGGAAAAATATTACGAGTGTGTTGTGGAATGAGTGAATTTTTGGAAACTATGAAAAGCGCAGACTCCGGCCATGCTTGGCGTGTGCTGGATGAATTCATGGACGCACTAAAGGAAGCAAAACCGGAAACGTATGCAGGATTGATGCACGATTTGAAAAGGACTAAATAAAAGTTTTGTCCATTATTATAGGGTGAGATTTGCAATACCAAATATAGGGCTGCAAAGCTTTCCGTTAAATTGCACAGGTGCAATTTTGGTGCACATGCAGTATTTTATACGATAATACGTTAATGTAATAGAATTCGACTCTCGCCACTCGGACCAAAATGAATACGGTTGTTGCACCGACAAAAAACCGCTAAGTTACGATGCTTAGCGGTTTTTTCTTTGTTCAAATCTGTTCAAAAACGTTCAAAAATGTATATTATTCATGGTGCATTCATGGTGCAAAAATTTTATACATTGTTTTGCAATCCGTGTTATCGGGATTTTGGTGCGGATTTGGTGCAAAAAAAATGCGCCGAAGTGGTTGAACCACCGCAGCGCATAAATTTTTTTTGCAACATTAAGTAGGGGCATCCCTTAATTAACATTTGACAAAATAACTTCAAGCTTTTTCCGTGCTTCCTCAATCATTTGGGGCTTAAGGGCTAGATAAACTTCGTGAATCATTTTGGCGTTTGCATGGCCCACAAGTTGAATTGCAATCTCTTCCGGCACACCGGCCATTGCAAGCATGCAAACATATTCATGCCGAAATTGGTGCCCACACACAGGAACTTTCCAATCAGTATATGCAACGGTTACATTCTTGCCGTGCTTTACAACGCTTTTGGTTCTGGGCACCGGCTTTGCCACGCCGTATTTTCGCCAGAACTTTTGCCACATACGATCATAGCGGCTTTTGCTTACAGGCTTTGTATCAAGGCCAATAATGTATGTGTCTTTTGGCATTTTGCGGATGGGCTGTAGGGTTTCTTTTAGCATGGAAAGCAGCGGCACTTGCCGGATTGCTGCCGGGGTTTTGCCATAATCCCTTATCACAGCGGCATTGCCCTTGTGCTCTATCGTTTTTGTGATGTGGATGATGTTTTTATCAAAGTCAATATCACGCAGCTGTATGGCGCACATTTCGCCCTTGCGCTCGCCAGTGCAAAGATAAGCCACCGCAGGGAGCGCATCGGGGTCAAGGTAATGTTCCTTTACCACTGCCACTTGCTCGTTTGTAGGGGGCTGTCGTTTGCCCTTATGCAGGCCGCGCGGCATTTTAGTTTGCGTTGCCGGGTTTACATCTCCGCGCCACTTTGGGCTGTCAATCCAATACTGGAAGATGTTGTTTATCACAGTCTTTTGGTTTGATACCGTTGTGGCAGCCCGCCCGGCCATTTCAGGCCCGCGCAGAAATTCCGCGATCATGTAAGGCTCAATTTCCCGCATGTGGTATTCGCCAAACTCGTCAGTAGCCCGCTTAACGGCAGGCAGGTAGCTTTTTTGCGTTCCGCTTTTCATGCCCTGCACAACGCGGATATATTCTTTTGCAATTTCGCTGAACAGCGGCCCAGCATTTGAACGCTCTTCTTCAATTCGTTCCTTTTCTTCCTGATCTTCTTTGGCATCCTCAACCTTTTGCCAGACCTCTGCTGGTGTCTTAGCTGAAAATGTTTTCCAAACGCCACCTATCATCTCTTTCCGCTGGTATCTTCCGTCTTTTCTGAGCACAAGCCCAACTGTCAAATCCTTTTTCATCTTGCAGCCCTCCAAAAAATGTTTTATAATAAAACCGTCAACTTTTTATGTTGACGGCCCTTTATCCCTTGCTGGTGCGTCACCACCGGCAGGGGATTTTTGCTTTATATGTACCTCTCAAAATACTGTAGTGTGCTATATCGGCACAATTCCTTATTTCTTGGCACATCTAGCCGTGCTGCAGCCTTTTTATAATCTCTTATATACTGTTCCATTTTTTGCCGTACAATAAACTCTTTTCCTTTTAGAGAATTAAATTCATCTTGCCGGATGTGCGGCCTTTGGGAACGATTTATATATTCAGATTTAGTTATAACAACGGCTTTTGAAAAATCCAGACCACAGCCTGCTGCTTCGTTTGTCCAAAGCACATGCTTGTGCTTTATGTGTGACCGCATGGGCACAGCAAACAAAACCCCGTTTATTTTTACGCATATCCTTATGTATGGACGTGTTGGCTTTTGCTCTATTTCGGCGCAGCCAATATAATCCTGATAAAATGATTCGGACAAATAAATGTAATCCAAAAAAGAATGCCCCCTCAAATCAATGAGGGGGCGGCTCTTCAATCGAGCTTTCTTTATTTTCCGTTCGTGGCGCTCTACCACGAAGTCAACACTTGAGCTTTCTTTTTCCCGCGACAGCCGCGCTCTACGGCTGTATCTTCGCAAGTTTCCTTGCACCCTCATTATAATAATTCTATTTTATATTTGCAATGGGTTAGACAAAATTCGGCAAAAAACTTGCCTTTTTTATTTTTCCCTTGCGTTATATTCGCCGTTGCCTGCCAGAACGGCAGCTTCTCCGGCTTGCAGGCATATTTGCAGGTGGTCAAAGTCCGGCTTGATGCTTTCCGGGCAGTGGTCATTCCCAGTTGCGGTATCTATCCGGTAGTTCTGTATTACGGCCTGACAGACGCGTACACGGCTTTGCATGGACGTATGAGCGTTAGCGCATAACAAGTCTATCTGGCCCGCCCAATCGCTCCCATGCGCCCCACAAAGGATATATAGCAGGCGGCGCTTGTACAGGCCCGGCATCTGGGCAATATAATCAGAAAGTGCCTTGTCTACCTGCTCGTCCGTCCAGTTTGGAGTATCGGTATCGCTAAATGCAGACGGCATCCAGATGCGCTGCAGCCAGCGCCAGGGGGATTGTTTGCAGACGGCGAACCACATCAACAGATCATCGTTTCGGATAGGGGAAAGCCCTTCTTCCCAGTTGCGCACCGTGCGGATGTTCACATCCATCTGCCGGGCTACATATTCTTGCGAAAGCCCGGATTCCAACCGGCACTGCGAAAGAATAAGTCCTTCACGTTCTCTGAAATCAGCTCTACTTTCCATTTCATCACCCTCAATTTTTTACATGTTTTGCGCTCTAAATGCGGTAAGATTTTTATACAACAACAGTTAAGGAAATATAAAGAAAAAAATATTCAAAAAATGCCATGGAAATAAATGGAAGCCATGGCATAAAAAACATGTTAAGATTCTTACTGTAGTCAAAAAACACAGGAGGAATCAACAATGAATAACGTGGAACGTCTAAAGAATTACCAAAACCGTAATGCGGCAACCATTGAAGCCTTGTATCGCGCTGTGCTGCAAGACCGAGCACGGAGGGAAAACAGCCATGAAACTGCCTGATTTAACCATCCCACCAAAGCATGGACGCAAAAGGCCCAAAAAGCGGGCAGTAAAGCGCGAAACCTGAAATTTGTGCGTTTTGCTAATTGACCGTTACGGCAATCTGTAATAAGATGTAAGTACAACACAAAGTTGTCAAAATGACAACTTACAACTGATGCGGGGAGGAACAATGACTGACATAGAAAAGCAAATATCAGCAACCAAACTGGCAATACAACTCTGTGACAAGCTGGGGATTGATTATACATATGGCGATAGGGGATGTACATTAAATGGAGAACCTGTTCCCGATGCCGGATTGTTATTCCCCGTAAAAATCTTTTATAAAGGCTATACTACAACGCCGGAATACGACCCATACGATAAAATCTATTACGGCAAGATTGATGGTATCAAAGATTTGGTTGACTATCACGCAGAAACCGTTGACGGCATCGGGCAAGCGATCATTGACTGCGTTGATAATTACATTGCGTTCTGCAAAGAGATTGGGAAAGATCCGGATATCCCTTACCGTATATAATCCGTTTCTTCAACCTGCTGTGCGGTTTCCGCTGTAGCGGGCCATGAAACAATGCTAACGTTCTTTGGGCCTTTATCGAGACTTACATGCAAAGAATAAACACTTATTGCCAAAGAAAACAGCGAAATAATAATAGGGATAACATCAATTCTTTTGTTGTATTTTCGCTTTTCAACGTATCGCCTTAACGAACCTGTCACGTGAAGAATACGCTGCTCCAAATCCGCTTTTGTAAACTGAGCAAGATCTTTGTCAGTAGCATATTTTTTATCTTTCGTACAGATATTAGCGTAATTCTGCTTTGCGAGGAACTTCAAAAAGTATTGTTCCTCTGAATTTGAACCGTATCTTTTGAAATAATCGGATATGTAAAAGTCCTGCTTTTTGCACATCCACTTTAACTTTCTGTAGGTTTTGTTATCAATAAAACTGTCAAAAACCTCAATATCTAAATTCATTATACACCCCACAAGGAGAAAAAACATGTCAGACGAAAAAAATCAGAACCAGCCGGATGAAAACATTCTGGCCGCATACGAGAAGATTCGGCGCTTGGGCAATATCCAGAGCACCATTTTCACCATTGCGGATTACCTTTACACCGCCGCATGGGTATGGTTTGGGCTTACAATTCTACTTTTTATCATTGCCGCTACTGTGAAAGGATGAAGAACATGATTAACGAAGATTTTCTGCGCCGCGAGATGAACGACATCAAAGCATCCAACGGATACACCATTGGCACGTTGTTGCTGGTACTTCTGCCCATCGGGCTGAGTATCGTAATGCAGCTGATGATTCTCAAGCTGATTTTGGCCTGAGTGACAGTGATAGGAGGAACATATGCAAAACATTACGGACGAAGAGAAGGAGTTTATAGCATTTTTCCGCGCGTGCAACAAAGCAGAAAAAGAAGCAATCATGAATGATTTGCGCGAGCTTTCCAAAGATAAACCTGAAATGCACGTTCCTCTGGGCTGAGTTTGCGGAAATATTCAATAGCTTCTTGTTCTTCTTCAGTAAGGTCTTTGGCAGAAATGCCAGGGGCCTTTTCTTTTTTATTGGAATCTTGTGTTTTAGAGCGGCTTCCTTCTTCGTTGTCGGAAAGAAGTTCTTCTTTTGTTACGCCAAAGTAGTCAGAAATTTTTTGCAACGTTCTGGCATAAGGTACTGTCCCATTTTTCCACGCGGTTACAGACCCGCTTGATTTGATTCCTATCTCAGCAGCAACAGCATTTGGAGATTTGTCTACCTGGTTGCACAGGCGAAGAAAATTCATCCAAAACATACAAATAACCTCTTTTCATTTTGTGCAAGTACACAAGATTGATAAAAATGATATTTTGCTATTGCAAGAATGATAAGAATGAGATATAATCATAACATACAAACAAGCAAAGCAAAAGCCAAGCCCCATGTTTCAGCGGCTTACCAATGATTTTCGACAATTTCATTATAGCTTTATGCCTCTTGTTTGTCAATGAGATAATCTCATTATTTTGCATATAGGAGGTGAGATAAATGACATTTTTTCAGGCTCGACAGAAAGCGGGCCTTACTCAGTCCCAGGTGGCAAAGGCTCTTGGCGTTGACCAATCGGCAGTTTGCCTTTGGGAGACTGGTAAAACATCCCCCCGCGCGGCGACACTTTCCAAGATTGCCAAACTTTACGGCTGCACGGTAGACGAGCTATTGAAGGAGGTGAAACCTTGAAATGCTCCCGCAAGCGCATCATGCAAGGCGCAATCCTGACCAATCTTGCAGATGCTCAAAAAAATATGGCATCTGCCGAAAAGGTAGATGCCAGAGGGCTTATTCTGGTGAGCAAGTTTTTACTCCGCCTGCTGGATAAGCTGGATGATGAGATGGTACAGCTGGTTACGCAAGACCAGCAACAGAGGAACTAATACCCAGTAAACAACTTGTAAGAGCTTTGGTATTAAATGATTTTCTGACACACCTAAATAATCACAAAGTTTTACAGGAAGAAACAAAACCAACTGCACCCAATACAGAGGGGAAAAACATTCCCTCAAGTTCATTAGAAAGGTTCCCTTGACTTTAGCGAGCATGTTTAATGCGTCCGCCATAACATCACTGCGTTTTACGGACAAATTTTCAAGAACGCTGACTTGAACGGATTGATAGTTACCATAGCCAATAGGTTCAACAACCGTAACAGTCGAATCTGGAATTTTTGCCTGTTTAAGCAGCTTTTTAATCGGAGCAGTACAGCTTGCAAAATCTGTTTCTTTTCCAGTTATGTACTTTTTGTATTTGCGCTCATAGTAATTGGCTCTAATATACCCAGATAGGCAAAATAAGATTCTATACCCTATGACCACAATGAGCGCTAAGACAAAGTAGTTCAAACTATTGCACCCCCTTTCTAATGGCGATTATATCATGCAGAACCGCAGCGAGCAATGAATTTGTGGATAGAGGTGAAACAATGAACGATAAAAACGCAACCCACACCACTGGGATGAGCGATGCGGCAAAAGAAGCCCGCCGGGATTACTACAAAGCGTGGCGAGCAAAAAACAAAGACCGGGTACACGAATACAACGCCAACTATTGGGCCAAGCGTTCCGAACGTGAAAACAAAGAAGGAGGTGAAAACCAGTGTTCCCAAACCTATTGATTGAGCTTAAGAAGCAGCGTTGTTCGCAGCAAGACCTTGCGCAGCATATTGGAATTTCCCGCGCTACCATGCAGAACAAACGGACCGGGCACTCCCAATTTACCCTGCGCGAGATGAAAGCCATTCAAGGGGCGCTCAAAGGCTGCACGCTGGATTACTTGTTCACTGAGTGTAGCACGGAGGTGAAACCTTGATGCAAGACAGCAAAACACCCCCGCCGCTCTCTCCGCCCTGTTGGCGCTGAATCTGCTGTGCGGGCTGTATTTTAAGGAGGAATCCAACCATGAAAAAATTTGAACTGACCGCCGAATTTGTAACGAACGTTTTCGGGAAGAAGCTGTTCCGCATTAAGGCTCTCGTCGCTTTTGGCAACGTCGAGAAGGGAGAACTCGGCGGATTTATTGAGAAGGAAGATAATCTTTCCCACGACGGCAACGCGTGGGTCTCCGGCAACGCGCAGATCTACGGCAACGCGTGGGTCTTCGGCAACGCGCAGGTCTTCGGCAACGCGCAGATCTACGGCAACGCGCGGGTCTACGACGACGCGCAGGTCTACGGCGACGCGTGGGTCTTCGGCAACGCGCGGGTCTCCGGCAACGCGCTGGTCTCCGGCAACGCGCAGGTCTCCGGAAACGCGCAGGTCTCCGGCAACGCGCTGGTCTCCGGCAACGCGCTGGTCTCCGGCAACGCGCTGGTCTCCGGCAACGCGCAGGTCTCCGGCAACGCGCGGGTCTACGACGACGCTGACTATGCCGTCGTCAAAGGGTTTGGCAGATGTTTCCGCACGACCACATTTTTCCGCTGCAAGGATAAAATTCTTCGCGTACAGTGTGGTTGCTTTTATGGTGATTTGGCGCAGTTCCGTGAGATCGTCAAGAAAACCCACGGCGATAGCAAATACGCCAAAGAATATCTCGCAATCGCCGACTTGATGGAGCTGCATTTTTCTGATGAGTATTGAGGTGAACAAATGAACGATGGGAAAATTCATTGATTTAACCGGAATGCGTTTTGGGCGTTTGGTAGTTTTGAAACGCAGCCCTGATGCAGGGAAAGGCGTGAAATGGATTTGCCGATGTGATTGTGGGAATACCACAGCAGTATATGCCGCTAAATTGAAAAACGGGCATACACAATCTTGTGGATGTTTGCAAAAAGAAAGAACAAGTTTGGCTTGCCGTAAGGATTTAACAGGTGAAACTTTTGGTAGGCTTACAGTTTTGCATGCGGCTTGCAGAACGCCATATGGGCATTATCGTTATGTCTGCCAGTGCGATTGTGGAAACATTATCACCGTTGATGGAGCCAATCTTACTTCTGGCGCTACAAAAAGTTGTGGATGTTTCCGCAAAGAGGTTACGCGAGAATTAAAACTATCTCATGGAATGGTTGGAACGCGGATATATAGATGCTGGCGGAATATGTTCCAACGATGCTATTCGCCTAAAAACAAAGAATATAAGAATTATGGCGGACGCGGAATCTTTGTTTGTGAAGATTGGCACGATTTCAAGAAATTCTATGCTTGGGCAATAGCTAACGGATATCGAGATGATTTGACGATTGACAGAATCGATGTCAACAAAGGCTACTGCCCAGAAAATTGCCGATGGGCAGATTGGTACACACAAGCAAGAAACCGAACAAATAACGTTTTTATAACGATTGACGGTAAAACAATGATTCAGGAAGACTGGGCTAGAGAGCTTAATATTTCGTCCGCAACACTTAGGAAACGGCGAAAAAAGAATGTTATATCGGAATCTAAGCCCCCAAAGGCCGCGAAGCCTTCCGGCTGCTGTGTTTGAAAGCTTTGTGAAAGGAGAGAAACATATGAACGATAAAAGCGTAACCAGTTTTGGGAATACCACTGTTACCCAGACGGCACATGAGATTGACCTGAAAGTCGGCCCCGACATCAAGATTCCGCCGGAAGTTACATTCAAGGACGTAAAAAACGAAACTGTCCTTGGTGACCCGAACAACATGCACATCACAACCGGCCACTTCAATTTGGCAGATTTGAAGAAAAGGAGCGAAACGCATGAGTAAGGAAGATGTGGCGTTGCTCTTATCCGTTCTGGCCCTTGCAATCAGCATTATGGGGGCCGTGAGGTTTTGAAAGGAGGGGAGCATATGCCCCGTGAAAAGCCCCATTACCAAGAAACCCTTGTTGGCATCCGCGCCCGCGCTGCTGAACTTTACCCCGGCCAACTGTTATTTGGCCCCACAAAGGTTGCTAAGCTTCTTGGCAAATCTCGTGGCTGGGTATGGCAGCATTACGGTAGCTTCCGTGATTTAACCGTTGAACAAATTGCAAGCCTTATCTGCTGATTTCCGACACACAAGCGTTGGAAAGGCGGAAACAACAAGAAAGGACACTAACATGAATGCAAACAAAAAGAGCCGCCCGGTGTACTGCAATACACTGAACGGCAAAAAACGTGAAATTTTCCGGTTTCACAAGTCCATTTTAGCCCATATTGTTCCGGTTTGCAAGTGCTTTGCAAACTTTACCCTGATGGGGTGTGCAATCGGCACCATTTGCGCCGTTGCCGGCCTTGCAGAGGACGGCGGGGTTGCATCTTTGGCCGGGCTTATTTCCTGCCTGTTGGGCGGATGGGCTGCTATTACGCTGCGGGAGGTATTGGCGTGAACCCTTTTGAGATTGAGATGGCATTTGAATACAATGACCCGCAAAAATACCAGGTGTTTTTTGAAACTGTGCAAATCGCAATTCTGGACACGAACAACAGCGAACGATGGAAATACGACCAAATTTGCGCCGCCTACCGCGCTGCAATGAGCGGCATGGCAAAGCGACTGGATGAATCGGAGAAAGCAAACAATGATCGAGCTTGATTTTCCAGGCTGTGGAGCAACAGACGAATACGGCCACCCCATTATGTGCGAGGATTGCATTTGGGGCGAAACGTGCATTGATAGCACGGTAAGGGAGGATAACGATGGAACTGAAGAACTATAGCATTGAAGCCACAGGAAGCCTTTACTGCTCGGAAAACTTTGCAACCATCTGTGTTGATGGGCAAACCTATGGCATTGAAAAACTAATCTTCGAGATGATGAAAAGCCTGAAAAAGGAAGAAAATCTCGGCATTGAAACGTGCGGAACACTGAATATCACGTTCACCAGAGAGGCTGAAAAGTTGACTGTGAACGGGACTGTGAAAAAGGAGGAAAAGGCATGAGCGTGTTTGAAGCACTTTCTAAGATTCAATCTGAATTGAAAGCACCCAAGAACCTTTACAACTCTTTCGGAAAGTACAAATACCGGAACGCGGAAAGCATTCTTGAAGCGGCAAAACCTCTCTGTGCAAAATATGGCTGCACGCTGACCGTTATGGACGATATTGTACTTATCGGAAGCCGCTATTACATCAAGGCCACTGCCACAGTAACGGACAAAGAGGGAAACTCAACAAGTACCACAGCTTTTGCCCGCGAGGATGAAACCAAAAAAGGTATGGACGGCGCACAGATTACCGGTACAGCATCCAGCTATGCCAGAAAATATGCTTTGAATGGCCTGTTTTGCATTGACGACACAAAAGACCCTGACAGTGATGAATACCACAAGCAGACGAGCGCAAACGTAGCACCAGAACAGCCAACCAAAGGCGATATTCAGTCAAGCGAGGCCGAAGCAAGCGAATATGTCAAAGCCCGCGCTACACTAACAGCTGCAATTACCGAGTATTGCGCCAAATCAAAACATACACGAAATGAAGTGCTTGACGCTTTGAAAGCCGTTCCCGGCGGGACAATGAAAACGTTGGACGGCTGCAATGCGCTGATTGCACAGATTCAGGAGTGGAGCAAATGAGCCATACAATCAACATCGCGGATGCTACCTTGATGGGTGAGATTTTGATGCTTCGTCTTAAAAGCAAGCCAGACATGGAGGAAGCGCAGAACTTTGCGAACGAAGTCAAATCTGGCCCCGGCAAGCTGTTTGCAGGTGTTTTTGGCGAGGTACGGAAAAAGCGCAGCCTAACTTCTAACGCTTATGCGTGGACACTCATGAACCAGCTTGCCGAAAAGCTGAAAAAGCCTGCTGTTGAGATTTACCGCGACCTTGTGCGGGATGTTGCAGGTGCAAGCGATATCGTCACCATCAAGCAGGAAGCAATAGAAACCTTTAAGCGCGGATGGGAAAGCCAGGGACAGGGCTGGCAGGTTGTTTTGCTGGACACCATGCCTACACCAAACGGCACGTTCTGCACGCTGCAATGCTGGTATGGTTCCAGCGTATACGACAGCAAGCAGATGCACCGCCTGTTGGAATTGATTGTGCAGGAGTGCCAGCAGCAGGGAATCCCCACAATGACACCGGACGAAATTGCAAAGCTGAAAGGACTGACCGGAGAATGAAAAACGAATTCGGCGTTGCGCTTGATTCCAACGGCTATGCACCATCCATCATGCCAAACAAGAAAGACGTGTTCGGCCACCCACAGTGTTATTGCTGCCTTAACGGCCACGCTTTGGTGCGGCATGAAGTGCTCTACGGCCAGAACCGGGCAAAAAGCAAAGCTCTTGGCCTGTGGATTTTGGTTTGCCCGGATTGCCACAGATGGATTCACGGCGAAAAGCAGTGCTGGCCCAGGGTGGAAGGGCTGGATGCCGGGATGCGGCTTGAACTTAAAAAGACCGCACAGCGCGTGGCAATGAGGGATTACAGCTGGACAAAGGAAGAGTTTGCCCGGCGGTTTGGAAAGAATTATTTGGAGGATTAAAGACATGTTGAATGTAGTTGCACTTATGGGAAGACTGGTTGCTGACCCCCAGCTGCGCCAGACTACAACAGGTAAAAATGTTGCATCGTTCCGCGTTGCGGTAGACCGGGGACGCAAGGATGCCAACGGCCAGAATCAGGCAGATTTCTTTGACATTGTGGCATGGGACAAGAGCGCAGAATTTGTCTGCCGCTATTTCCAGAAAGGCAGTTTGATCGCCGTTGAGGGCCGTTTGCAGAGCCGGAACTATCAGGACAAGAGCGGCAACAACAGGAACGCCGTAGAGGTGGTTGTAAACAACGTTTCGTTTGCAGGCAATAAAGAACCCGCCCAAAGTCAGAACGTGGCTAATAGGGCCGTTTCTGCGCCTGTGGCGGCAAACAATGAGTACGAGCCGATTGAAGATGACGGTGATCTCCCTTTTAATTTTTGAGCGAAAGGCAGGTGATGAGATTGGGTTTTGTACGTGGGACGCAGTGGACGGACGATATGGTACAAGCACAGGAGCTTTGAAAAATGGCAAACGAAGGGTACATCAAGCTGTACCGCCGCATGATGAAATGGGGGTGGTACACAGACACTCCAACAAAATGTGTGTTCCTGCATCTGCTATTTCTGGCCTGCTATGAACCCTGTTATTACAAGGGGGTTCACCTGGAAACCGGACAGGCAGTTGCATCTATCCGCCAAATTTCAACAGATACCGGCATATCTGTTCAATCTGTGCGCACTGCTTTATGCCATCTAAAATCAACACAAGAAATAACACAGTGCGAACACGGAAAATTTAGCGTGTTTACGGTGAATAATTACAGTGATTATCAATGCACTAACACAGAATCTAACAAACAGGTAACACAGAACCAACACAGTGCTAACACAGACCCTTATATAAAGAATAATAAAGAAGTTAAGAATACCCCCTATACCCCCCAAGGGGTTGACGCGATTTCTCCTCGATTTGACACCTTCTGGTCAGCCTATCCCAAGAAGACAGGCAAGGCAGATGCACGCAAGAAATTTGAAAAGCTTGTTACTGACGAATCCACCTTGTCCACTATCCTGAAAAGCCTTGAATACCTCAAGACCACAGAGCAGTGGCAGAAAGATAGCGGCAAGTATATTCCGTATCCTGCTACCTGGCTGAATCAAAAACGCTGGGAAGACGAAACAGCGCAGCCGCCTGCTGAACCCCGCAAGTCTAAAAACCTGATTCCCATCTATGACCGGGAATACACACGGGAAGATCTGATTAACGGCGTTGTTCCCAAACTCATTGGGTGGAAGGAGGCAGACAAATGAATACAGCTGTTGCGGAAAAAGCCGTTATTGGCATCATGCTGATAGAGCCTGACCGGCAAAGCGAAGCGTTCAAAAGCCTTACAGCGCAGATGTTCAGCATCAAAGACCTGGGTGATATCTTCCTGCTTTGCAAGGAGCTTGATCGCAGAGGGGAACGGGCGGATGCAGTATCGATAATATCACGCTGCAAAGAAAACATCAAGGCGATTGCTTACGAATGCGCCCAGACAGTTCCATCGGTGAGCGGATTTAACACCTACATCAACTGTGTTCTGGATGGATACCGGAAGCGGCTGATGATTGCCAAGATGGGCGAACTTGTGGCATCGGATGCAGACGCGGATGAAATGTTCGGCGCGGTTGCCGCCATGATGGAAAAGCAGCAGCACATCATGGAGCACCAGCGCCAGCGCAGCGCAAAGGACTTTGCTGATGGCATAGAGGACTTCCTGCAATGGCTGAAAAAACCGAATGACAACATCCAAACGGGTTTTGGAACGCTGGATAAGCTGACCGGCGGACTTGTACGAAGCGGCGTAACAGTGATTGCTGCCCGGCCCGGCAAAGGCAAATCTACACTGGCCCTGCAAATGGCGGCGCAGATATCGCAAACCTGCCTGACGCTGTACCAGTCAATGGAAATGAGCCGGGAACAGCTTTACACAGCAATCTTTTCCCGATGGGAACAGATCGACAGCATCCGCATCACAAATCATGCGCTGACCGAAGAGGAAGAAGGCAAGATTGCAGAGGATGCAGAAATCCTGAAAAGGCGGTACAAGCTGATTCTGGATGATTCCAGCCTGACCAGCCTTGCAGACGTTGAACTGACCATCAAGGAGCGAAAACCGGAAGTAGTTGTCATTGACCATCTGGGACTTGTGGCACCACCGAACGCCAAAGAAAAGCGCAATGACGAATTAGCGGCCCTTACACGGGGATTAAAGCAGCTGGCAATGAAATATCATATCTGCATCATTGAGCTTGTACAGGCTGCGAGAGCCGCCGACACGGGACTTATCAAGATGTCCGACATGTTCGGCTCCGCCACCATTGAACACGATGCAGACATGATTCTTGCCATTAACCCGGAACACTACACCAAATTGCGAGAACAGCGGGAAGAAGACCCGCCAAGCGAAAGCGATACCGTGATTGAGATCGTCAAGAACAGGCACGGCGCTTGCGGACAGCTTGATTTTGCGTGGGTGAAGCCGTTCCATCTATTTTGTGAGGTGACAAACATTGACTAACCGTGAATTGTACATGCAGCTTGCACAGACTTGCACAGAAAAAACGATTGAACTTGACCGGGAAATGGAAAAATACGGCGAGAAGTTGATGAAGTGCGCTTATGACGCAGCACAATGGAAGCTGAAAGCAGCGGAATTCCGGGCAAAGGCACGGGAGGAAGGCATTTGATCTACAAGTACACCATCCCGCTGCCGCCGGTCACGAAAAAGAACTCACAACGCATTTTGGTGAATCAAAAAACTGGAATTCCGTTCATAGCCCCTAGCAGCGCCTATAAGCGCTACGAAGAGCAAGCCATATACTTTCTTACCCCAAAGCCGAAAACCCCGCTGGCGGGGCGCTGTCGCGTTGTGACAGTGTTCTACATGAAAACCAGAAGAAAATGTGACGTATCAAACTGCTTGGAAGCTGCCCATGACCTGCTTGTGAAAGGCAGAATCCTTGCGGATGATAATTACACGATCATCGAATCGGTTGACGGAAGCCGGGTGAAGTACGACAAAGACAATCCGCGAACTGAAATAACGATTGAGGAATTGGAGGAATAATAAATGCCGGAAACGAAAAAAGAAGGTTGTTCCACTATCTGAAAGAGAAACGATTATTACATACAACGATGCAGAGAAAACCGCCAACGTGTACACGATGAACCGGAAACTATCACGTAAACTTTTGGCTATGGCGCAGGAATACCCAAGTTTGGTGAAATTCGTGCGAAAATACCCGGATAGCGCAGTCGAATACGAGCTGCCCAAGAAAAGTATCACCGTGAGCAAACCGCGCGTAAAACGCGTTATAAACGTGCCTGAAACACCCAACTATGGGAAAGAGGAATTAGAAAAGCAATCATTTGTGAACTGTATGGAAGCATGGAAAGGTGGAAACATGGAAAGGTGGAAACATGGAAAGTGAGTGAAATGACATACAAAGTTCTTGTTGCCTGTGAAGAATCCCAGACCGTTTGCAAGGCATTCCGTGCCAGAGGATTTGAATCATACAGCTGCGATATTCAGGAACCGTCCGGCGGACACCCAGAATGGCACATCTTGGGCGATGCCCTTAAAGCTATTGAGGGGGGGGCAAGTCGTAACAATGGACGGCAAAACGCACGAAATAGAAAAATGGGATTTGCTGATCGCTCACCCGCCTTGCACATATCTTAGCAATGTTGCAACGCGTAGTTTTTCTTTGCGGTGCACAGCACCAGAAAAGGTGGTTGCACGGTGGGGTGAGCGGGCAAAAGGTGCGGTATTTTTTATGAAATTTCTTACAGGAAACGCGAAACGGATTGCGATTGAAAATCCCATAGGATTTATGAACACGGCATATCGAAAGCCAGATCAGACGATTCACCCGTATATGTTCGCGAATTCCACAGATGATACGGAAAATTACGTCACAAAAGCAACATGCCTTTGGCTTGTTAATCTTCCGCCGCTGTGCGGTACAGGGCTTCCAAAGCCTGACAACGCAGCATTGTTTGGCAGAATGCCGAGCGGAAAAGCGCGGACGTGGGAAGATACTATCAGCCGTTCTGGAAAAGTCAGAAGCAAAACTTTTCCTGGCATCGCTGAAGCAATGGCTGAACAATGGGGAAATTACATCAGGAACGGAGATAAAAAATGACAGGAACACTATCCGCCCCATGCGAGCATTGCCAGGAACGCCACACGCTATGCCACAGCGCTTGCAGCAAATATCTTGCGTACCGCGCCAAGATGGATGATATCAGCAAGCAGCGCATGCAGGCGCAGGCATTGAACGAAGCGGATGTGCTCAGGGGAGACAAAATCCGGCGGGATGTGAGGAATCACGGCCTGCCGGGCCACAGGAGGAGATAACATGAAAGCCAAAATACAGCTCCCGGCCTGCTACAAGAAAGAGGCGGAAGCTTATATTGCAAAGCTTGAAGCTGAATCAATCGCAATGGTGCATGAGGAAGTGATGAAAGAACGGCAGGATATTGCACTGCGATCACTGTATTTGTGCCTGCTGGCCTGCTATCAGGTGGGACTGAAGCCGTCAACGCTGGTTAAAATCCAGAACGCCATGAGCGGCCCTGTGACGGAAAAGTATTCCAGCTACCGTGTTGACCAGCTGGCAGACACATGGGCGCAGGTTACGCTGCAAAACATCGGGGTTGATGTGGCTGAAACGGGGGAGCAATTATGAGCTTTGAAACGCCTGAAAATATAGATAAATGTTGCAGCACTTGCCGATGGAATGAACCGTTCAATGGTGTGTGTTACAACGCCGACAGCCCGCATTGCGCCGACTTTTGGGATGATGGATGCGATGAATGGGAAGGAGGGCCGAATGACTTTGTTCAATAAGTTGGCTGGTAAAGCATCCGCGCTGCTGAATGCAAGCGGTATTTGCTCTAATAACTGCATTGACAGCCATTGCAGCGGGTGCGGCGAATGCTGCGCTGATCTTCTCCCGCTCACGAAAGGCGAAATTAAACGGCTGCGAGATTATGCCAGAAAGCACCACTTGCAGGAAAATAAACGCTCCTTTTTGGAAACAAAGGGCGGGCCGGATTTAAGCTGCCCATTCCGCAATGAGCACACAAAACAGTGCGATGTTTACTCTGTGCGGCCTTTGATTTGCAAAGAGTATATCTGTTCCAGGCTTTTGCAGAAGCCGATCGCTCAAACCTGTCTTACGAAAGAGAAGCGGGACATTCACTCATTGCGATGGGAGGTTTTCAAGAACCCGGAATGCGAAAACCTGCTGAAAGAAAAAGGATGGTCAACATACGGCGGGCAGAATAGCGATGTAATGAAATTGCTGGAGCTGTATTTTACTAGCGGAGCATACGTTTCTGGCGATAAGGAGAAAAGACAATGAAAGTCTATAAAAGCCCGTGGATTAGCCGTGAAAGCTATTTTGTGAAAACAGGTGAAGAAGGAGTAAGGATGGTGAACGCAAATGACTGACTGGATAAGTGTTAAAGACAGGCTGCCGACTGAAAGGAAGAACACAAAATGAACGACGCACTTTTAAGCAGCAATAAAATGGATTACTGCACACCGCAGGAGTTTTTCGACACCCTGAACGCGGAGTTTCATTTCACTTTAGACGCGGCAGCCACAGAAAAAAGCGCAAAATGCAAGAACTTCTACACCCCAGAAACCGACGGCCTGACCGCTTCGTGGAATATAGGGGGGGGGCAGCGCGTTTTGCAACCCGCCGTATGGCCGGTCACTGGGCGCGTGGGTGCGCAAAGCCTATGAGGAGGCGCAGGCTGGAACAACGGTTGTTCTGCTGATACCAGCAAGGACAGACACGGCCTACTTCCACGACTACATATACGGAAAAGCAGAAATCCGCTTTTTGCGCGGACGGCTGCACTTTGAGGACGAGGACGGGAACAGGTTCCCGCCTGCACCGTTTCCGTCTATGCTGGTTATATACAACGGAGAACATTATGGAAGAAAAGGATTATGAGTATTGCCCGAACTTGTGGAGCAAGGATGGTGAACGAAGATGAATGACCCGGTAAAAATCATTGATAAAGCATGCATGAGTTACATAATCGACCACCAAAAGGAGAAAAAAGGATTGTATCTATCTTTGGAAAATTGTGAAGGTGGTGCTGTCGTGGTAGCTTGCGACAATAGCACGGGCTTTGCATATATCGAAGAATTTGACAGCGTGAAAGCTGCTATCGAGTGGTTGCGGAGGGAAGAATGAACCATACGTTTTTTGACTCAGTAAACAGCAAATGCGTTTCCGCCAAAAGAAATGAGTGGATAAGTGTTAAAGACAGACTGCCAGAAATAAATGAACCTGTTTTGGTTCATTGCCGGGGCTATATCTCAATCGCGTGGAGAGTATCTGGAGACAATGGCGGGTGGTATTGGAACTCACAAATGTCTTATCCAGAAGAAATGGTTGATACGGATTATTGGATGCCGCTTCCAAACCCGCCGGAGGAATCTGCAAATGACAACATTTGACGCAAACTGCATCTATACAATCAAATGCCTTGCTCTGATCTTTGTTGCAGCGCCGGGGGCGATACTTATCGGCGCATTGCTGATCTACCTGTTTGCACTGTGCTGCAAAAAGATTTCAGGGCTTTGGAAGGAGCAAAAATGAACATTTTACTTTCGATTCTTGGCACCGCGATTGTCACAATTTTGATTGCGGGAGCCTATTCCATCGGCGTGTCCGTTGGCAGAGCTGCAGTTACGGAAGATAACCAAGAGCCGGTAATTTACATGGAGCACACGCACGGGGGCGAGTAAATGGTTAAGATTTGCACTGAATGTAAAAAGGAATTTGAGGGAAGCGCAAAAGCCCGACTTTGCCCGGAATGCAAGAAAAAGCATCATGAAGCTGCTGTTGCACTGCAAAACGCAAGGCGCAATGAGCAATCGCTTGTCAAATGTGAATGGTGCGGGAGGGTTTTTGCCAGAAAGAAGAACGAAAAGAAGTGTGAAGCATGCCGAAAAGAAGGAAGATATGGCAGCCCACAGATGGTGGCACACAGCAAAAGGGAGCCGCCTAAAGTGAGCATTAACGGCGTTCTCAAGATTGCCGATAAAGACGGCACAACTTACGGGAAAGCGGTTCTGGCACACAACATTTAAGGAGGAACATATGAAAAGTATTGGCAACGCGCTTGCACTGACTGCGACTTTGGCATTCATTGCCTATATGGTACGTTCTACTGGCAGCGGAATTTGGGCATGGATGATTTTACCGTGCTTCTCGTTCGCTGCACTTGGGATTGCTGATTAAGGAGGAAACAATGGAAAATAACTGCTGCAAAAGCTGCAATACTGTGTACAAACAGGTTGCTGTTGTGCTGGATGACGGCGCATACATGCCGGAGTACGCACATTTTGGCTGGGATGCAGGTGCAGACCTGAAAAGCCCTGTTGATGTGATGATTCCGGCGAACGGGAGCGCTGTAATTGATACCGGCGTACACATTGACATTCCGCAGGGCTATGCGGGGTTCCTGAAAAGCAAATCCGGCCTGAATGTTAAGCATGATCTGACAAGCGAAGGTGTGATCGATGCAGGATATACCGGGAGCATCTGCGTAAAGCTCTATAATCACGGAAAAACTGATTATAAAGTCAATTCTGGGGATAAAATTTCCCAAATCGTGTTTATCAGGGTGGAACCTTTCGACTTTTACCCGTGCAGCAAGATGCCGGAGCGGGAACGCGGCAACGCAGGATTTGGCAGCACCGGCAAATAAAAAACTTGCATATTAGCGCATAATATGCTATAATATCAATAAAGAATAGCGTGCCAAGTGCTTAATTGCCAAGTGCCAGTTGAACTTGAAAGTTCGGCTGGCACTTTTGCTATATGGGGGAAACATGAAACTATACTGCGCAGACTGCATGGATATCTTGAAGGGGATACCAGAAGGCAGTATAGACATGATTTTATGCGACCTGCCCTATGGTACAACGCGGAATAAATGGGATGTCATTATCCCGCTGGAGCCGCTATGGGCGCAATACAGGCGCATAATCAAAAGCAATGGCGTTATAGCACTGCACAGCGATATGCCATTTACAGCGGCCCTTGTAAGCGCTGGGAAAGACTTGTACCGGTATGAGCTGATATGGGTAAAGGAAAACGGCAGCGACTTTCTGAACGCAAACCGCAAGCCTCTAAAAGCGCATGAAAGCATCCAGATATTCTATAAGCACCAGCCGACCTATAACAAGCAATATGTGGACGGAAAGCCATATAAGAATAGGGGGGGGCAAGGCGAAAGACTTCCAAAAAACTGGGGAAAGTTTCGTGACGACATCTTAACAGACTGTAGTGACGGCAAGCGGAATCCCACAACAATCCTGAAATTCCCAAGGGAAAAGGGATTGCACCCCACCCAAAAGCCTGTAAAGCTGGAAGAATGGCTGATTAAGACGTACACAAACTCAGGCGAGACGGTATTAGACAACTGCATGGGCAGCGGAACAACCGGAGTAGCCTGTATCAACACAAATAGAGACTTCATCGGGATAGAGAAGAACCCCGACTATTATGAAACGGCCACAAGCCGGATAAAGGAGGCACAGGACAATGGGAAGCAGGGCAACCAAAAGAAACAGCCCGATCATGATTGATAACGACCCTGATAATGTGCCGGAAGGGAATCAAAGGCGCATTGAATTTTTGCTTGTGATATCCCAGCTTCCCAAAATAAGCACAAACGACCTGCCAGCCCTCAGAAAACGCTTTTATGACTATATTAATCTATGTGTCCAGTATAACATGAAAGTGGGCAACATGGCGGCGTATGCTGCTATGGGAGTAGATAAAAACACTGTAAACGACTGGGAAAGCGGGAGACGGCGCGGATCGCAAAAGGAATACCAGGAATTCGCGAGGGAAATAAAGCGTGTATGCGGCATGTACCGGGAAATGCTGATGCAGGATGGCGCAATCAACCCGGTAACAGGGCTGTTCTGGCAGAAAAACTTTGACGGCTTCCAGGATCAGCAAGAGATTATAACCGCAACAAAAGACCCGCTAGGCGAAAACATGACCCAAAAAGAAATAGAAGACAGGTTCAGCGCCGACTTTGTAGAGATAGACGACTTTAAGGAAGTCAAAGAGCCGGAGCAACTGATAGAACCGGTTCAAACAAAGCCACGCAGGAAAAAGAAACAAGCGAAAGAAACCGAATAAACGAAAATAGAGCATCTAGCAGCATATAAACAAACTGCTGGGTGCTCTTTTATTATGCCTATACTCGCGCTTTAATACCACAGTAAAACCTTAAAAGCAGATAGAAAATGCCCGACAATGGCAGTTAATAACCTTAAAAAGAGGGGGTTAAGCCCAAAAAGAGGGGAGATTAACCCCCAAAAGAGGGCTTAAGCCAAAAAAAAATAGGGATTAACCCCAAAAAGAGGGGAAAATAAATCAGGGAATAACGTGAACGATTTGCGGTCATCATCAAAAAAGATACATCAACACGAATAATTATCCCACCTTCCAAAACCACATCTTGAAACAAATATCCATGTGAAATGGTCAAAAATACGGGGTATATACCTGAATCATGAAACAAAAGTGCATAATGCAAACCCAATTCGACTTTGCCGGAGATTTTTTCGCGCAAAATCATTCGACTTTCAGGTAGGGGATGCCCCTTCGACTTTGAGAGCGTTTCGACTTTGGTTCGACTTTCAAAACCGATTCGACTTTGGCAGCGGGATGCAGACCGGCGCACCCTGTCCGCAGCACCTTCCGGCCCGGCGGATATGCTCCCCAGGACAGCCCCCGGATGGGCAAATGTGCCTTTTGGGTATATATTTCGCTAAATAATGATTTAGCGAACATCGAATTGACGTTGCAACGTATATTAAATTTTGAAAGCTGCCAAAAAGCACAAAAGTGCATAAAAAAGCGCCTCCGGGGATGCCGGAAGCGCTGAAATTCATTCGACTTTCAAACCGATTCGACTTTCGTTCGACTTTGCCCGCCGGGTTCCAGATGGGGCGTTACTTGCTTGCATCGCGCTCCCGCCGCTCTTGGCAGGCCTGCAAGATATAGGCTTGCAAGCTCTGCCCGGCGGCGGCTGCATCCGCGCGGATCTGTGCGCCCTCCGGCTTATCGGGACGTATCATTATATTATCACGCGCCTTATTATATTTAACGCTGGCCCGCGTGTGGGCCTCTGTAACTGCCATGCGATCACCCCCGTGCTCTCATTATACCATAATATGTTATAACCGTAAACGTACAAATACAACCACAAAAACACCGTTAACGTTGTGCAAAATGTCAATAGACAATAACCGTTAACGGTGATATGATATAGACATCAAAAGAAAACAGCCCACAGGGCAGGAGGTAAGAGAAATGAAAATCACAGACGGCAAGCGCACGGTGGAAATCAACATCATGACATGGAACGGAACCGGGTATGGTCCGGACTGGGCGGGAGAGTATTTCAACGCGGGCGCGCTTCCGTACGATGAGGAGAATGATGCCTACACGGTGCAAGATGTACAGTATTGCATCAACATGGCAGAGGGCACCGGGGAAGAGGGCGCACGGTGCAAGTATAACGATGATGGGGAGCTTGTACCAGATGATGACGTTACTGTATTTGTAACGGAGCTATAACACAGCAGGAGGGTATTAACATGTGCATGAGCAATTTATACGTTGTCGAGTTTGACAACGGCGACAAGATGACGGGGAGCATCTCGCAGGTTTACGCGGCGCAAGAGGTCAACGGGTGCGCGGTTACATTACACCCGTACATTGAGGTACGCAAGGCCCCGGCCCCTATTGCGCAGGATGATGGCACAATGACGGGTTACGCGTTGTTTGTTCCGGCGCTGCCGTATACGGGAGAGTGGCGGCAGATTACCGGGACATATCAGCGGATGCTTGACGCGTTTAACGCACGTAACAAGCTGCTAGAGTTTGACGAGGTTGATTTTTTCAGAGCGTACCAGCGCACTTTTTAACGGATACTTTGGCAGGGCTGCACCGTAAAGCAACCCCGCCACACTACCAAAGCAAAAACAACACAAAGGAGCGTATAAAATGAAGAAACTGTATTTTGAAGGCGCGGGCATGTTTGGGTGCCGCGACACTGCCGAAGAGCTGCGCGGGAACTGCCGTCTCCGCACTATGTTTCATGATGACAAGGGCCGCGCGGTGTACCTGGAGATCTTGAGCGGAATGAACAAGACCGCTGGGCGGCTGTATGTAGACAGCTGCCATTATATTGGCAAGGATGATTACAAAATGCTGCGGCTCCCTGTAGAGCGTGACGGCAAGCGGCGCGAGTACACCCCGGAGGGCATTTTGGCGCTGCTGGATGAGATCGGGGCACACTTTGACGCGGTGGAGGTTCTGCCCCGCCTGGCAGGGTATCAGGTGTTTGCGGATGAGTACCACAGCGGAGACACCGAAGCCGAGTACATGCGCGGGGATACATTCGCACCGGACTGGGCAGAGATCGCCCGCCGTGAAGCCGTGTACAATGATCTATGCGATGCAGAGCGAGCCGCCGGGGTCAAGTGGCCATGTGTTAGCTTGTGGCCCTTGCAGGATCGCCCGAACGTGTGCCGGTATCATCTGCCGCGCACCGGAGAGCACGGCGAGATCATCCCGGCGGAGTATCTGGCAGGCAAGCAATAAGCCCAACGGGGCGGCGCTGCGTTGAGCTAATAAGGGGGTTATAACATGATCTATCAAGCTAATAAGCGCCAGTTTGGGGCGCTGGAAGGCCTTGCACACTGGTGCGCCGAGTATTACTATACTCTTGAGAGGTTCGGCGCGGATGATGCCGAGATGCCAGCGATCCGCAAGGATATGTCTTTTTGCATGGAGCGGTGCGATGCGCTGGGCGTGCCGTACTGGGCGCAAAACGCCGCCCTTGCATGGGCCGAGAATTGGAGGGCCACGAAATCGGAGTATTTTGATACCGCGATGGCCAGAAGAGGGATCACCTGCAAGGGAGGTGCGACGGCGTGATATTATTAGCAGTCATTATATTGACAATATATTTTGCTTGCAAATATAGCAAGTGAGAGCGGCCGGGCGTTATGCCTGGCTTATTTTTTGCTTATTTTTGCAGGTGCAACCGCCGGTTGCATTGAAACAATAGTGCATACCACCGGAGGGGGATTTCAGCACCGACCGGAGCACGGGGTTAGTCCCTCCAATCCCGAAAAAATAAAAAAGTCCCTTTCCCCAATTCCCGAATTCAAACCCCCAAAAAATCAAAAAGTCTCTTCAAAACCTCCAAAGTATACACCCCACATTCCGGCAATTCAACAAAAATCAATCCCGTCAACCAAATAACAACCGCGTACACATTCTTGGGTATAACTTTGTACAACCTGCCTATTGTATTCGTACCCATAAATGTGTACAATAATGTCAATCTAAAAAGCAAATCAGGAGGAACAAACATGGAAATCAAACCTATGGGTAATACAGAACAAGAAAAAATGTCCAGCTTGTGGGGCTATTTCATCGCGTGCTGCAAAATTCTTGATGATGTTACAATCGAGTATCAAGAACCCTATGTATCGGATTACTACCTCAATCACATTAGCGCCATGCAAAGCAAAACAATCCTTTCCGGCATGGAAAAATTTCATACCCTTGCTAATGAACGTGTGGTTAAAATGCCCTCCAAACTCTATCCTCAAGGCAAAGCCGTTCTGGATGTAATGACTGCTATTGTTGCCGCCAGCGGAAAATACCCGATCGCCAAAACCAGAATCGCAGATCTGCATGAATTTGAGCTTCTGGCCCGTGCAACAATCGGCACCTGCTGGAGAGAGGGTAATATGCTCAAGGTTGTCCGCAATCTGGAGGGGGTCTCCCTACAAAAACTGGCGGAAAAAAGCGGTGTCAGCAAAAACACAATTTTCCGCATTGAGAACAACCAGTCTATCCCGCGCATTGATGTTCTGCGCAAGCTTGCTGATGCTCTGGAAGCCCCTCTGGAACTTGTAGCCATCGGCATTGGCAAAACCGAACCGGAAACAGCCCCTGAAGAAGAAATTCCTAACCCCAATGCCCCTAAATTGCCGAGCGTTTACGATAGCCAAGATCGTAGTGCAGACGAGGAAATCAAAGCTTTTCAAGAATAAAAAGGTAAACCACAATGCCTCAAAAATTAGAAATTGCACCCGGCACTGTTTTTGGTCAGTGGACTGTCATTGGCCGTTCTAAGGACCCGGCAAAAGCGAAAAAAGGATATCTTGAATGCCGTTGTTCTTGCGGAACTGTTTCTGATGTTTCCGGGCACTCACTTATTAGCGGGAAAAGCAAATCATGTAAAAAATGTGGGTATGCAAGATCAGCGCTTACTAAATTAGAAGCAAACACTAAAAATTCAAAAGAAAAATATGAAGGAAAAACAATCAACGGTTTTTTTATAAAAAAGATTGTTGATAAAGAAAAAAGCGGCACCTGTACCAGATGTATTGCAATTTGTCCCAAGTGCGGGCGCGAATTCACAACGCGGATGTCAAGCATAAAGAATTTACAATTCTGTGGTCATTGCGAACGAGACAAAAAAGAACTATTGGAAATAACCAGAAAAGTCGTAAACGTAGACGGAACTGACTTGGCGAAAATTCGTTCGCGCGTAAATGGAACAGTAAATAAAAACTCTAAAACCGGGGTAAACGGTGTCGCCCTTACCCAAAAAGGAACTTACAAGGCATATATTAGCTTTAAGCACAAGCACATTCACCTTGGCTTCTTCACCAATCTAAAAGATGCAGCCGCTGCCAGAAAAGAAGCCGAAGAAATTCTTTACAATAAATTTTTAGACGATAACGCCGGTTGGGAACAGCGCCTGACAGACGCAATGGCCGAATACAAAAAGAACAAGAAATAACCGTAAACTTCGCTAAAGCTTAATTTGGAGAAATATAGGGGACCCAATAAAATCTTTCCTTTCCGTCTCTGAGCTATAGAAACGAATCACAATAAAACCGCAAAAATTTCAAAATCAAAAAAGGCCCCTACAAAAAACAAAGAATAGTTTGTACAACATGCAAATTGAACCTGATAAGGCGAGATGGTATAATAACCGCAGGAGGAATGGACGATGAAAAATTTGATTGGCAGGATATTTTTCTTTATTGGGATTTGCATGATCGGGTTTGGCGTTTTGTCAGCTCCCAAATTCATGGATGTGTTCTATTTGTGTGTAATTCCGGGCATCATCCTAGTGGTTCTGTGCTACAAGCCCGCAAAGCGATATGGACAGTGGATGAAAGAGGTTGAAATTGCTGGCAAGGAACGTAGAAGAAAAGCTGCAAATGCTGTCAGGGCGCAGATTATTGGAACTGGGGATAAGCCCAGTACAATTTCGACCTGGGGACGCGGCGTGGCCGGTACGGCGATTGGCGGCGTGTGGGGCGGTGTTGCAGGTGCGGCTACCGCTAAACGGAAAGGATACACAAAATTCCTTGTAGAATACGAGGACGGCCACAGAGCAAACGAAACAGTGAAAGACAATTCCTTACGGTATAACCAGTTAATTCAGCTTATCGAGTGGTAAATTGAATACCGTGCCAAGTGCCTTGTGCCAAGTGCCTTTTCTCAATTTTGAGGGAGGGCACTTTTTATTTTGAAAATTTTTGAAATTGCAAAAAAGAGCACAATGCGAGCCAGGACAGCGGACGAGGCGGTTTATGCGTTTGCTGCGATCCGGGAACTGGAAAAAGAAAACTTCAAGCAGGCGCACAAGCTGAGCGTGGATTTGCATAATAAGCTGGGTACGCTGCCGCGCTGCAATGACCTGATTGAGCTGAACCGGAATCTGCTGCTGTTCAATGCGCCGTATAACTTTGATTCCTTTTGCCAGTACATTGAACTTGACCGTGACCCCAAAAGCCGGTTTTATATGCCGCGCCGAAAGCAGCTGATTCGGATGGTAAACACCCTGCAAAAGCTGGAAGATGGGGAACTGGACATTGCAGGAATCATGATGCCGCCCGGTACCGGAAAAAGCACCACTGCCATTTTCTATTTGACATGGCTTGCCGGTCGGAACCCTGATATGCCAATTTTGGGCGGCAGCCACAGCAACGCGTTTTTGCGCGGCGTATACGATGAATGCCTGCGAATTATGGCAAAAGGCGGGGAATATTTGTGGCGGGATGTGTTTCCCGGCATGTGCATTGCCAGAACAAATGCACAGGACATGATGATAGACATGTACAAGCCAAAGCGCTTTGCCACACTGGAATTTTCTTCTATCGGCAGCGGCAATGCGGGCAAGGTGCGTGCACAAAAGCTGTTATACTGCGATGACCTTGTAAGCGGCATTGAGGAAGCCATGAGCCGGGAACGCATGGATAAGCTGTGGCAGCTGTATACAACAGATTTGCGGCAGCGCAAAATTGGCGAATGCCGGGAACTGCACATTGCCACACCCTGGAGTTTGCATGACCCGATGGACAGGCTGGAACGCAGCAATGAAAATAACCCGCGTGCAGAATTCCTGCACATGCCTGCCCTGAACGAGGAAGAAAAAAGCAATTTTGATTATGCCAATGGAGTAGGGTTCAGCACCAAGTTTTATATTGACATGCGGGAATCAATGGATGATGCCAGCTGGCGCGCATTGTTTATGACAAGCCCGATTGAACGGGAAGGGCAGCTGTACCCAGAAGATCAGCTGCGCCGCTACTTTGAATTGCCGGATAAAGCGCCGGAAGCCATTATTGCAGTATGCGATACCAAAGAAAAAGGTTCTGACTATGCGGTCATGCCCGTTGCATACAAATACGGGGATGATTTTTACATTGAGGAATGTGTTTGCGATAACGGCGCACCGGACGTGGTGGAAACTCGGCTCTGGATGGTTCTTGTGAAACACAAGGTTCAGCTGGCCCAGTTTGAAAGCAACAGCGCAGGCGGCAAAGTGGCAGAAAAATGCCAGCAGGAAGTAAAGGCGCACGGCGGAATAACCAAGATTGTGACCAGGTACACCACCGCAAACAAGGAAACCAAAATCATTGTAAATTCCCCCTGGGTGATGGAACACTGCCTGTTCAAAGATAATTCCGTTATCAAGAATAACAAGGAATACAGGCGTGTTTTGTCGTTTTTAACAGGGTACACAATGGCAGGGAAAAACAGACATGATGACGTGCCGGACGCATTTGCCATGCTTGCACAATACGCTCAAGGCCTAAATGCGGGAAAAGTTGAAATTGGGACAAGAATTTGGTAAAAAAACAACGTTAATGTGCTTGAAAAATGTGAATTTTATGGTATAATAGTAAATGGAAAGGCTTTATAGTTTAGCTATTTTCTTATGAACTTTTTGTTCATACCTCCTGGGGTACGGAACCAGCGTCCTGCATATGCGCCGCCCTAAATATGGTTCTCCCGCTGGCTGAAATGCCAGCTATTGTGTCGCTATAGTTTAATGGTAAAACTCCTGGCTCATAACCGGGTGCTTGCAGGTTCAACCCCTGCTGGCGGCACCAGAGTGCGTTCTGCGGCGCACAACCGGCACTATGTGGGCCGTTATCAGCCACATAGAGCCTGACAGGGCTTACCTTGTCCGCTGCACCTGCAAAGCTGTCAAGCACTTTGCAGGTGATATATACCGTATAGCCATATAAGGGCGCTGCGTTCCGAAGCAACGGCGCGGCGGAGGGTGCAAGGCCACCATACGGAACCAGATGCAAGGTAGCGCCTTGCTGTGTGGGCGGTGCGGCTTCCCCCACAAACGATGACAAAGCCTGTGAAAAGCAGGAACCGCACATGCTGTTATAGCTCAATGGTAGAGCAGCCGCCTTGTAAGCGGCAGGTTACTGGTTCAAGTCCAGCTGGCAGCTCCAAGGCCGATGATACAGGTAAAAGATTCAGCCGGGACGCTGGACGGAAGTTCCCTGTTAGGCAATCCCTGCACACCTCTCTTTGATGTGTCCCATGCAGGGCTTTTGATGCAGTCATAGCTTAATAACGTTGGAAAAGCAGCGCCTGTGGGTGCCGTTGCAGGTTCGAGACCTGCTGACTGCTATTGTTGGGTCGCTCCCACCGGTGAAAGCCCGGCGCAGGCGAAACGCGATAGATAGCATGACACAGCGGTGACATCTGAAAAGCCGCTCGGCATCTGCTTGTGCGGACTCCGTTACTGACGCAGTTACGCATCGCCGAAACCCATAACATCAAAGCAGAGACCGTAAACCAGCAGACGGTATATAAAACGGGTTGGACGCCGCGGAGTGACTTCCTGCGCGGGATATAAATAGAGGGAATCAAAAAACAGGCGTACCATCACGCGCATAGCACTGGATGCCGCCTGTTACGTTGCAAAGCCTGCTACTTTGCAACGGGTGAGACCGGCACAGCAGAAACCGGTAGGGCGGGAACGGGGTTATTTTTGAAAGAAGGGATAAATTGCGAGTAAGTGTTTACTGCCCGTGCTGCGGTGCGGCAGGAATCAAGCGGAAGCTGATGGAAGTTGATACAGCAGCAAAGGGAACGATTTATCCCTATTGCAAGGCGTGCAAGCGGAACATTGAAATCCATTTGCCGCTGAAAAAATAAAAGTGCCAAGTGCCCTGTGCCAAGTGCCAGCTGAACCTTAATTGGTTTGGCTGGCACTTTTTGTTTTTGTGCAAAGGAGAACAGCTTGGAAAGATATCTTGTTGACATCCTGCCGGATGAGGGTTTGCACGGCAGACGGGTCATTACCACAAACGAGCAGAAAATTACAGCGGATAACGTTGTAAAGGTGCTGAATACTGCCATTGCCACCCACGACAGGAACCGGGGAGAAATCCAGTATTTGTGGGATGTTTACCGGGGCAAGCAGGATATCCGAAAAAAAGAAAAAATAGTTCGTGAGGAAATCAACAACAAAATCACGGTGAACATCGCAAATGAGATTGTGACGTTCAAAACAGCATTTCTACTTTCCGGCCCTGTGCAGTATATCGGTGCAAAAGGTAGCAAGACGGACAACAGCAAACTGGTTGATTTGAACCGCTGGATGTCAGATGAGGACAAACAGAGCAAGGACAAAGAAATCGTTGACTGGATGCACATTGCGGGGCTTGGCGTGCGAATGGTTTTGTCTGACCCCGGCACGGAACAGGCGGGAAGCCCTGCCTGCATTTATACCCTTGACCCGCGTGAAGCGTTCGTCATCTACTACAGCGGCTATACCAAAAAGCCAATGGCAGGTGTGCTGACACAGTACGATGAAAACGATGCCAAGTATTACGGTGTTTACACTGACAGTGAATATTTTGAAATCAAAAGCGGGAAAATAACCCGGCAGTCTGGGCATTTGTACGGCAGTGTGCCGATTGTGGAATACCCCAACAACAGTGCCAGAATGGGCGCGTTTGAAGTAGTGTTGCCGCTCTTGAATGGTATTAACACGCTGGAAAGCAACCGCGTGGATAACGTGCAGGATTTTGTAAATGCGTATGACGTATTTCAGAACGTTGATTTGGAAGACGGCCAGTACAGCCAGCTTGCCAGCGGCGGTAAGTTTATCAAAATCAAAGATTCCCAGCAGGGGATGCCTGCAAAAATTTATCGCATCAGCAGCGAGATGAACAGTTCTACTGTGCAGACCGCTGTGGATGATTTGCATGATAAGATTTTGACCATCTGTGGCATGCCGAACCGCAACGGCGGTTCTTCCACCAGCGATACCGGGCAGGCAACCATTATGCGCGATGGCTGGAAAGACGCAGAAAGCCGCGCTCAGGACAGTGAAGACATGTTCCGGCGCAGTGAACGGCAGTTCTTGCGTGTGTTCCTGACTATTTGCAACACAACAAATAATCTTGGCCTGAATGTAGGGGATGTGTACGCACAGTTTACCCGCAACAACCTGACTGACATCCAGAGCAAGATGCAGGTATTTATTCAGGGCCTAAGCTGTGAAAAGATCGCGCCGGAAACGGTATACCGCGAACTTGGCCCGTTCCGTGACAATGAAATGGCCTTGCAGGAGGGCATGAAATATTACGAGGAAAAACAGGCAGAGCTTGAAAAAAGCCTGAATGAGGAGCTTGACAATGGACTGGAAACCAACGGACAGCGCAATCAGGCTGCTGAACCGCAGGGCGATACGCAGGTTTGAAAAAGCATCCCGGCAGATAACGCAGTTTGATGAATTGAACGTTATGCCCGCCTGCAAGCAGCTATACCAGGATATTGCCAAAGACAATCAGAAAGTCTTTTTAGAACTTGCAAAAAAATGCTACCAGGATGCCGAAGTTCACGGCAAAGAAAAACCAGACAGGGCATGGCTGCTTGCCTTGCTTGCCGGATACAGCGCCGTTACCGGCTATGTGTACGAACACGAGATTGACCGAAAGCGGGCCTACCTGGAAGAGGGGCTTTTGAGCCGGACAAACCATAAGAACGAATTCCGGCGTGCATTGCGGTATTGGAGCGATATGACGTACCAATACGCCGATGGCGTGACCGATTCTGCAAGAATCAAGGCATTTACAGATGCCGGAGTAGAACAGGTGCAGTGGCACACTGCCGGGGATGAAAAAGTGTGCCAAGTTTGCCGGGAACGCAACGGAGAAATTTACCCGATTGATAATATCCCCGATAAACCCCACAGGAAATGCAGGTGTTGGCTGACACCTGTTTGATCGTCAGAGAAGACGCTAAAACGCAAAGGTCAGAGAAGACGCTAAAACGCACAAATACGGGCGAGAGAACGCCGACAAAATAACGCGGAGGCACCAATGAAATTTGATACCAGCACCATTGACGGCTTTGAAAACATGAGCGATGCAGACAAGGTGACGGCGCTGCTTGGCGTTGACCTGCCTGACCCGGTGGATACAAAGAACCTTGTAAAAAAAGAAGATTTTGACAAGGTGATGAGCGAAGCCAGCAGTTACAAAAAGCAGTTGAAAGAAAAAATGACTGCCGAAGAAACCGCTGCTGCAGAAGCCAAAGCCGCACAGGAAAAGTTGCAGAACGATTATAACGCACTGCTGAAAGAAAACACCATTTCTAAAAACGTTGCCAAGTATATTGCGCTTGGCTACGATGAAAAACTTGCCAAAAGTACGGCAGAAGCCCTTTTTGATGGCGACATGGAAACGGTGTTTGCCAATGCTGCAAAGGCCAATCAGGCGCTTGAAGACAAGCTGAAAGCAGACCTTATGCGCAACAGCCCCAGACCCAGCGGCGCTGGTACAAGCACCGAAGAAGAAAGCGAATACATGGCGTTTGCCAAGCGCAGCGGCAAGGCAAAAGCACAGGCCAATGAGGCGGCCGCAAAAGTCATGGATTATTACAAGTAAGGAGTGAAAGCATGAAATTCAAGAAAACGGATGTTGCCGGTGCAGTTGAGATTCTGGCCAGCAATGATTTTACCGCAATCCCGTTTACCACAACCACCGCAAAAAAGGCTGGTGAAAAACTGACAGTTGACAGCCGCGTTGGCGTTGTGCTGTATGACGTTGACCCGGATGAAAACCCCAACGGAAGCCTGCTGGTTGCGGGCGTGATTGATGCAGCAAAGGCAAAGGCACACAGCGGTACCGACCTTGCTGCAGAATCCGACCTGCCGGATACCATTATCCTGCGCACCAATACCGGCGTGAACGCATAACGGAGGTGAAAACATGAACCTTGCTGAACTTTTTACACCTGAAATCATTGCGGAAAACTATACCGAAGCTGCTTCCAACGCAATCCCATACCTGGGCAGCGGTTTGTTCCCCCCTGTAAAGCGTGCTGGTCTTGACCTGGCATGGATTAAGGGCCACAAGGGCCTGCCCATCTCTCTGAAACCCTCAGCTTTTGATGCAAAGGCCACTTTCCGTGACCGCATCGGCGTGAGCAAACTGGAAACCGAGATGCCGTTTTTCCGCGAGGGCTACAAGATCAAGGAAAAAGACCGCCAGGAGATTCTGCGTGCCCAGAGCAGCAATGACCCCTATGCGGCGGATGTCATCAACCGCATTTACGATGACCAGCAGGATTTGATTGCCGGTGCTGACGTTGTTCCGGAACGCATGCGCATGCAGCTGCTGTTCCCCGAAAGCGGCGCAATGGGCATTACCATCAAGGCCAATGGCGTGAACTACACCTACAATTATGACCCGGATGGCGCATGGAAAAAGGCAAACTACACTGCGCTGACTACCACCGACCTGTGGACTGCCACCGCAACCGCTGACCCGTTCAAGCAGATTCAGACAATTAAGGATGCTATGGCAAACAATTACGGTGTGACCCTTGCTTACATGATTATGAACACCACCACGTTCAATCTGATGAAGGCCACCGACGCCGTAAAGAATCGTTGGCTGACCGTAACTGGCCGCAGCATGGGCTACCTGACCAACGATGAAGCCAAAGATGTGATCGCATCCACTACCGGCATTCAGATCGTGATTTACGACAAGCTGTATGCCGATGAGAGCGGCGCAAGCCACAAGTTTGTTCCGGACGGCTATGTGAGCTTTATCCCGGAAGGCGCACTGGGCAAGACCGCTTACGGCACCACCCCAGAGGAAGCCGACCTTGCGGGTTCCGGCAAGGCCGATGTTGCCATTGTGAACACCGGCGTTGCCATTACCGTTGAAACCACCGTGCACCCGGTCAATGTGAACACTTATGCTTCCGAAATCGTGTTGCCAAGCTTTGAGCGGATGGACGAAGTTGCTGTTATGAAGGTGACGGCATGACCTGGCTGATTCCCGAACACGCAGTGTTTTACGGTGGTGAATTTTGCGTGACCGGGAAAAAGGTGAGGATTGCCGACCAGGACAGTGCCGAAATGGCAAAATACGGGAAAGTAATAACTGAAAAGGCGGAAACATCCCCTGCGGTGGAACACCGGCGGGGCAGAAAGCCAAAAGCCTAAATGACGGCGGGTGACAGTATGGAGATCTTTGAGCGATTGCAAAAACGGACAGGCGAAAACGACCTTGACCTGTTGGCGGATTTGCTGGACAGCGCAGAATCCGTGATACTGGCCCGCCGTTTTCCTTTTGGCGGTGGTGAGCTGGAAGAGCGATACCGCGATTTGCAGTTCCGGATTGCATTAGCATTTTATAACAAACTTGGCGCGGAATATGAGACCAGCCACAGCGAAAGCGGTATCAGCCGCACATGGGGCAGTGAGGATGTTCCGCAGCAGCTGTTGGAAGAAATTGTCCCGGTTGGAAAGGTTGGATGCTGATGCGAGACCTTAGAGCCAACCAGAAAACAATTTGGTACCAAAACAGCAGCGGTTCTGCCGCAATCAAAGATAAAAACGGCGACCGAACCGGCGAAGAACGGCCCGTTATGGAGCCGCCGGAGCAGTTGCGAATCAGTGTGAGCGGTGCGGCTGGCGCAATGGAAGCCGCTGCATTTGGCGGTTTTACGGATTATAGCCGAACAGCATGCACCGCAAATGTGAATTGCCCGCTGCATGAAGGAACGCTGGTTTGGATTAACCGCGATGCAAGTGAAAGCCCGGATTATGTTGTGACTAAAAAAGCAGATACCATAAACGGCGTATTGTATGCGCTGAAAGAAGTTGTGCCATGAAAATCAAGCTGAATTTAAGCGATGCTGGCATAAAGCAGGCACAGAAAGAATATGACGAGTGGCGCAAAACGCTGGAAACCCGCATTGAACAGTTTGTAAAAAGACTGTCAGAAATGGGGGCAGAAGTTGCCAAGATACGGTTTACCGCCGCTGTTTATGACGGTGACATGAGCGATATTGCGGTTGGTGTGGAGCCGGATGGCAAAAAGGCTACTGTTTACGCCACCGGGCAAGCCGTTGCCTTTATTGAATTTGGCACCGGCGTTGCGTTTGCGGAGCACCCAAGCGGGATGTATGCGCACGGAACATACGGCAGGGGGCAGGGCACAAAACCCAACGGATGGGTTTACAAGGGCGTTCCCGGCCCCACTGCACAGCCTGTATACAACCGATTGGGCGAACAAAAGCCGGATGTTTGGCGCACAAAGGGCAACCCGCCCGCATGTGCCATGTGGGAGAGCGCGGCCCAGATGGCTGCAAGTGTAAAAACCGTGTGGGAGGAGGTAATGCGCTAGTGGAAGATTTTCAGCCACAGATTTTTGAAAGCTTTGCACAAAAGCTGGAAACAAAATTCCCGGGAATCAAGGCAAGCAGCACGATTACTGACCAGCCGCCCAACTTTCCGTGTGTTCAGATTGAACAGCAAGACAGGCCGACAGATCACGACAGCAGCGGCAGAATTCGTTTTGCAATTATTCAGCTGCGAATCCGGGTGTATACATCCGGCAATACCAAATACAGCAATGCCAGAAAGATACAGTATTGCATTGATGAAATTGCAGAAAAACTGAATTTTAGCAGGCAAAGCTATTTTGAAAGCAATTATTTGTACCAGAACAGCGCGTACCGGGCTGAAAGCACATACCGGGCGCGCATAACAGAAACCGGGGTATTGACCCGGACAAATTAAGGAGCTGAGAGAATGACAAATAATGCAATTAGCACCCAGGGCGTTCAGCTGCTGCGCGGTGACAGCAAAACAACCCTGAAAGAGCTTGCATGGGTAAGCGAGTATCCGGATTTAAGCTCTGCACCCGATACCATTGACGTTACCACCCTGATGCACACCCGGGAGGCAACGATCCCGGCTTTGCCCAAAAGTGATACCATGAGCTTTCCCTGCTTTATGGATTCTGATGCGACCAATTATAAGGCAGTGCAGCAGACCGCAAACACCCCGGCATATTATGCAGTGCGAAGCCGCAGCGGATGGGGCTGGATTTGGCACGGCCAGCATACTGTTTCGGTGCCGGGCAAAGGCGTAGATGACGCAATCGCTTTTAATATCGACATTACTTCTGACGGCGAGTTTGAGTTTATGGACACTATTACGGTAACGGGGGATTAAAACATGAAAATTAAGTTTGACGGCAAAGCTTATGAACTGATGTATACCCGTGAAACCGTAAAACAGGCGGAAGCGGGCGGTTTTAACCTGAACGCGTTGGAAGCACAGCCTGCAACCCAGATGGAAAAGCTGTTTTATGGCGCTTTTGCAGCCCGCTGCAAGGGAGTGAAACGCAAGACGGTGGATGACATCTGGAACCACATGACCGTTGAAGATCGCGTTGAGCTGTGCGGCATTCTGGCCGATATGTACGCTGACGCAATCAACAGCATGGCAGATGACGGAAAAAAGGTGACGTGGGAGACCGAGTAACGGACGATCTCCCCAAAGAAGAAAAAACGTGGGGGCAAATCTTTGATGAAATGTTCCCATTTTACTTAAGTATTGGCATGAGCGCTGATGAGTACTGGAACCAGGAACCGAAACTTGCCATTGCCTACCGCAAAGCTCATCAACTGCGGATGCAGCGGTGGAACTTTGAAGCGTGGATGGAAAACCAGTACACAATGGCGGCTTTGCAGGCTAGCGTTGGAAACATGTTTATCGAAAAGGGAAAAACACCGTTTAAGTACCCTAGCGAACCCTACCCGCTGACGGAAGAGGAAGCGGAAGAACAGCATAAGCGCAGGCTGGAACAGCAGGAACAGGAATTTATGGAACGCATGTTTGGGAGGTGAGGTTTTGGCTGAAGTACAGATTGACAAGCTGACAGTAGAAATTGAAGCAGACACCACGAACGCAACAAAAGGGCTTGACAGACTGAAAAAGGCGATGGACAACCTTTCCTCCAAAAAGGCTGTGAGCGAAACCAACCTTTTGGGCGGAGCATTCAGTAACCTGCTAAACAAGGCCAAAAGCCTGATTAGCATTGTGACAATATCCCAGACGTTGGGCAAGGCGATTGCAAAGTACAGCGAATATGTTGAAGATATCAACTTGTTTTCCGTTGCAATGGGGGATTTTGCAGACAAGGGGGCAGAACTTGCAGACCGCATGCAGGGACTGCTGGGCGTGGACAGCGGACAGGCAATGAAAAACATGGCCTTGTTCCAAAACCTTACCACGAGCTTTGGCGTGGCCGGGGATAGAGCCTATATCTTAAGTTCTAACCTGACCCAGCTGGGCTATGACCTTGCATCGTTCCACAACCTTTCGATTGAAGAATCTTTCCAAAAATTGCAGGCTGCAATCTCTGGCGAACTGGAACCCATCCGCCGCTTGGGTGTGGATATATCCAACGCTCGATTACAGCAGGAACTATATAACCTGGGCATTAACAAAAACATTAACAGCCTTTCGCAGGCAGACAAAGCCCAACTGCGCTACATTGCCATTATGAAGCAAACCACGAATGCACAGATGGACATGGGCCGCACACTGAATACACCGGCAAACCAGATGCGTATTTTGAAATCGCAGGTGGAACAGCTGGCAAAAGCAATCGGTGCTGTGCTGATACCGGTGGTAAATGCAATTCTGCCGCCAATGATTGCGGTGGTAAAAGTTGTTCAGACGGTAATTTCAGCTATTGCCCGGTTGTTTGGCGCACAGGTAAAGTGGGCTGATTTTAAGAACGAAGCCACCGCAGCTACCGGCGGAGCAAGCGCAGGGCTGAACAATGTGGCAAATTCTGCTGCAAAAGCCGCGAAAAAAACACGTGATTTGATTGGCGGGTTTGATGAGCTGAACGTTGCGCAGGATAACAGCAGTAGTGGCAGCGGCAGCGGAAATGCCGGAACCGGCGGCAGTGCGCTGGGCGGGATTGACCTTTCCGGCTATGACATGTTCGGCCAGCTTGCGGAAAGCAAGGTGACAGAATGGGTTGACCGGATTAAGACTGCAGCGCAGACGGTATTGCCGTTTATTGCGGGGGTTGGGGCAGCGTTTTTGGCGTGGAAAATCCCCGAACTGCTGCCTACGGTTCTTGGCTCTATCAAAGACGGAGCAGCAAAAATCCTTGAGTTGTTTGGTGCTTTGAACGGTGCGGCAGGTGGGGCTTTTCAACTGGCACCGGTTGCGGCGTTTGCGATTGCAATAGGCGCAATTGTTGGACAGTTTACCAATTTGATGATAAACAGCGAAGCATTCAGGGAAGGACTTTCAAGAGTTTTTGAGACGCTAAAAGAAGCTGCCAGCAATTTTTGGGAAGGCCTTAAAGAAGGGCTTGAACCGGCGAAAGAATCCATTGATGAATTGAAAGAAAAGCTATGGGGACTGATTCCAGAAAGCGTTCAGGAAAAGATTGTAACATTTTTTGAAAAAACGGTGCCTGACGCGATTAAGTGGATGAAAGATGACTTTGCTAAGGCAAAAGAAGAGCTGGATTTGAACTTTGGCGATTTGATTACCTTGCTGATTGGGTTTGGTCTTTTGCTTGTGCCTGGCGGCCAGGTTGCAGCCATGTTTGTGCTTGGATTTGAGTGGCTTACCATGTTGGTGCGCAAATTCGGACTGGTAAGTGATGAACAGTTGGAGGAAATCAAATCAAGCGTTGGCGCGGCGTTCCGCTGGATTGGCAATTTTATCGGGTCTATTATCTCTGCCATTGTTGAATCCTTTTCGGATGAATTTGGCTGGATAGCAGAATTTGTAGCTTCTGTTGCTTCTGCGATTGTGGAATCTTTTTCAGATGAATTCAATTTGTTAATTGGCTTCTTGAAAGGCGTGTTTTCTACAAACTGGGGAGAGGTATTTACGGGGGTTGCAAACATTGCAAAAAATGCAATCAAAGTGTTTGTCGCATTTGTCAAAGTAGCATTTTTGGACAATATCATGCAGATACTAGGGAAATTCAAGGAAAATGCACTGGATGTGATTAAAAGCGTTCTAAATGGCGGTATTGACTTAATCAACAATTTTATTGGCTGGCTGAACAGCTTAAAGATTGAGATTCCATCGTTCAGCATTGCAGGGCATAAATTGTGGGATGCCGTTACGTTTGACTTTATCCCCAATATATCCGAACTGCCCCACCTTGCCAGCGGCGGTGTTCTGACATCCCCGACACCTGTATTGGCAGGCGAATACGCTAATGCACAGACAAACCCCGAAATTGTGACCCCGCAAAGCCTGATGAAAGCAACCGTGCTGGAAGCAAACGCCGAAAGCGACCGGGAAATGCTGGCTTTGATGCGGCAGATGCTGGCCCAGATGCAGGGCAGCGATACCCGCATTATTATTGACGGCAAAGAGGTGTTCCGCGCAGTCAAAAATCAGGCACAGCGCGAACAAATCAGAACCGGTGTTCCGGCATTTTAAGGTGATGCCATGACATTTAATACAAAAAGCTCCACATGGGCTGCAAATGGCACAAATTTGTATGAACCGCATGGGGTAAAGATTGAGCACACCAACTATACCGGGTCAAACAGTGGGCGAACCGAAGACGGCGTGATGCACATTGACTGGCTGCGCCGCGACCTGCACAAAGTAAGCTTGACCTACAATGCCATGACCGGAAACGAGCTGAAAGAGCTTGTTGGGCTGGTGCAGGGTAAGGAATATACGGCAACTTACGTTGACCAGGGGGAAACCCATACAATGGAAGCCTACACGGGCGATATTTCCTATACAACTTACAACCTGACCATGTGCAAAGAGGATGGCGGATTGTATACAGATGTCAGCTTTGACATGGTAGAAAAGTAAAGAAGGTGGAACCAAATGCTGAATTATTTGCTTGTAAAAGAAGATGGGTCAGAGATTGGTTCCACCATTATTTTATCCTGCACATTAACAACCAGCGTAAACAGCGAAAACGAATTTACACTGGGCAGCGCGTGCACCGATGAAATAGAAGTGGAGTACATTGCCGCAGATGAAAAGCTGATTGCCCAGGGCGACAAGCTAACGTTGTATACAGTAGACGATGCAAATACCAGGACAAAAGCAGGCGTGTTCTACTGCGAAAAACCGGAATACCAGGGCATGATGCGTGAGGTATCCGGTTCTAATGCTGTATACAAAGTAGTGGCCTATGACACCATGTCCAAGCTGGATGCGGACTTCTCCGGTTGGCTGCACGCCAATCAGGCACAGTTTCCCAAAACTATCTGGCAGCTGGTTCAGCTGGCCTGCCAGCGGGCAGGTGTCGCGCTTGCCAGCAGCAGCCTGCCTATCAATGGCAGCTACAGCGTGCAGGCGTTCTATGCGGATGATTTAACCTGCCGACAGATTATCTCCTGGGCGGCGGAAGCGGCAGGCTGCTACGCCCACATGAATGCAGACGGCAAGCTGCAATTCCTGACCTACACAGACAAGCGCAGCACTGCTAAAATCACCCCGGACGGTGCCAGCAACAGCACCGCCTATTATGCTGACAGCCTGAGCTACGAGGACTACACGGTCAAGGCCATTGAGAAAGTCCAGATCCGGCAGTCGGACAGTGACGTGGGGGTCATCTACCCCGACAGCACCACCGCCACCAACACCTATGCAGTGCAGGGCAATCTGCTGCTGACAACCGGCACCGAAGCCAACCTGAAAAGCGTTGTCCAAAACCTGTACAACGTGCTGAAAAACGTGACCTACACCCCCTGCAAAGTATCGGTGCCCAGCAGCTCCGGCCTTGCCTGCGGGCAGATCGTGCACATTAAGGACGCACGCGGGCGGGAGTTCGACACCTACCTGATGAGCGCCACAATCTCCTCCGGCAAAGCCAGCTTTGAGAGCGTAGGCAGCGCCAGCCGGGAAAGTTCCAGCGCCGTGAACAGCCAAAGCTACAAGAACCTGACCGGCAAGATGCTGGAGATCAAGACCAGCGTGGACGGCCTGGAAGTAAAGGCCAGCGACCTGACCGGCAAGTACACCGACCTGAAAGCAACGGTGGACGGGCTTTCCTCTGAGGTGAAAAAAGACACCAAAATCACCGGCGGCGGCAACCTGATCCTGGGCAGTGAGAGCTTCAAGAACGCCGAGCTGAAAGGCAACGCGGCCAGCGGCAGTTCGGTCACGTACAACGATACCGGAAGCGCGACCGTAATAAACGCAAACTCCAATCGGTATTTTGTTTTCAACACCGTTGGCGCTCGCATTACCAAAGGCGTTACCCTGTGCCTGTCCGTCATGTACAAGCCAATTTCCGGCACAGACGGGTTGTGTTTGAGCCTTATATATGCCGCCGACAACGGAAATTCTTACTATACCAGCATAACAACCGAAAACCAGATTGAAATTAAGCAGACAGACGGCTGGGTGCTGCGGTATGGCACCTGGACACCCAGCAACACCGGTATTCTAAAAACGGTCGAGCTTGGCTGCGGCAGCATAAAGGCGGGGGTTGGCGGCAGCTACACCAACAAGTTTGAGCTGCTTCACCCTATGCTGCAATACGGCAACGCCCCTACTGCCTGGAACGCCAGCAGCGGGGACTACATAACAGAGAAAAGCGCTAAAAGCCTCATCTCCCAATCGGCGGATGAAATCAAAACGGAAGTCCGCAGCCTGAAAGAGACCACCACAACCATTTCCAACGACCTGGACAGCACAAAGCGGGAATTCAAAACCGTTAAAGAATCAGTATCCGCGATTGACCAGAAAGCTGACAGCATTACCCAGACGGTAACGCAGCGGATCACCGGCGGCAACAATATTATCGCGGGCACCGATGACTGGAACAATGCGACCCTGGATGCAGGCGGCAATAATCTGAGCAAAAAAGGAACATACACGATCAGCGGTGAATCCGTCCGAGTGACCAATAGGGCGCAGAACACCCGCTTCCACTTTGGCGCGGACAAAACGCTGGTGATTGCCAAGGGCATGACCTATTGTGCATCGGTACTGTACAAGCTCAACTCCGGCACGGACAGCCTGTTTTTGCAGTTTGAAACCAAATCCACCAGCGGAACAAAAACCTACTATGGCAGTGCATTCAAAAATGCGAAGCAGGACATTGTGCTGGACAACGGCTGGAAGCTGCGCTGGGCGGCGTTCACGGCGACCGCGGACGGCTATGCAGACGGTCTGTTTGTGAGTACCGCGGACGATAACGCCACCGTTACCAACGATCTGACCATTATGCACCCCATGGTGCAGATGGGCAACGCCCCCACTGCGTGGACGGCCAGCACCGGCGACTATCTGACCGCCAACGAAACCAAAACCGAGATCAAGCAGACGGTGAGCGAAATTAAGCTGACGGCCAGCACAAGCGGAACCAGCAGCACCATCAAGCTGACGGCAGGCGGAGCAGAGATCACCAGCGCACAGATCAACCTATCCGGCGTGGTGACTTTTTCGGATTTGAGCACCTGGAACCAGGATAAGACCATTATCAACGGCGGAAACATTACGACCGGGCAGATTCACAATAAGGCGCGCACAACCACTTATGACCTGGACAATGCCTGGATTCGTATGGGCAAAGATACTGGCACTCGTGTGGACATTGACACGGGGCGCATCCGCTGGTACTGGGAAAACAACCTGACCGGTGTGTTAAGCAGCCGGTACGGCAAATCTTATATTGGCGATAACTCCCGCTACACGTTTTTAGGCTGGTTCTCCACCGGCGACCCCAGCTTTGATTATTCCACCGGCGGGGCCACCAGCGAGTTTGTGGGCATTGCCATTGACCAGGTAGATAAGGTCATCCACTGCAATGCCAGCAAGTTTGAAATCCCCGGCAGAATTGAATGCGGTTCTTTGAGCGTGAACGGGAGGGAGATTTAATGCAGAAATTCATGCAGATTTTGGCCACGTTGGCTTTGCTGTTGGTGCTTGCATTGGTCATCCCGCTTACGCTGGCAGCCTGCGGCGGCACGCGAACCGAAGATACAAGCTATCCGCGCCCGGAATATTCCGGCTCCCCGATGGCAGAAAGGGTGATGAAATGACCACAACCGCAAAAATTGAAGAACTCCAAAAGTCCGTCATCAACGCCATCAACAACAGCTGCCTGCACCCCGCTGTGGTGCGGCTGGTGCTGCTGAACGTGATCTCGATGGTGGAAGCCAGCGAGAGAGAGGTAAATAAAAAGGAGGATGAAGCTACAAGATGACAACACATACCATTACCATTGCCCGCCACACTGCGCAGGTGGTTGGCCTGATGGGCGTGCTGGTGCTGGGCACCTGGGACAGTTACGGCACGGAACAGCTGCTGCTGCGCCACGGCCCGGAGTGGGAGGGCCTTGCGATTGATGCCACGTTCCATAACGTCCCCAACGATGAGGGTGTAACGGTATTGGCGGACACGGACGGCCTTGTACCCGTCCCGCCGGAAGCCTGCACGCAACCATCTAAGTACGCCACCATCACATTCCGGGGCGTGCAGGACGGCGTGCAGCGCATCAGCTGCAATCTGCCCTACATGGTGCTGGATCACGCGCAGGTGCCCGGCGCCAACAGCACCGCCACCCCCAGCGAGAATGCCCAGGCCCTTGCCCAGATGCAGGACTTGCGGGACGGCGCGGTAGATGCTAAAAGACATGCAGAAGCCGCCCGCGATGATGCCGCCCGCAGTGCTGAACTTGCCCAGCAGGCTGCCAACAACAATGGCTTTGCAGCGCTTGAAATTGACTTAGACGGCAACCTGCAGCTGACCCGTACTGAAAATCTGAAAGACAAACTTGATTTTGCAATTATTAACGATAATTTGGAGGTGACCATATATGGCTGATACGATCAAAACCAATCTTGGCCCCGTGACCGCATATGCCGATGCCAAAGCGCACGGCTACACCGGCACGCGGGAGGAATTTGGCCAGCTGCTGGCAAATGCAGGGCTGAACCTCAAGGCTGCGGAGACGGCCAAAGAGGGTGCCGAAGCCGCCAAACAGGCAGCAGAAACCGCCCAGCAGGCCGCTGCCGAGAACCAGAAAAACGCTGGAACCCAGGCAGCAAACGCCAAAGCAGCCGCTGATACTGCCGCCGAGCAGGCTGCTGTTGCCAAAGAAAGCGCCACCGATGCCGCAAACAGTGCAACTGCTGCCCAGGAATCTAAAACCAACGCGGGCCTATCCGCCACTGCCGCTGCCAACGCCGAAGCCGCCGCCAAGCAGGCCCAGAATGCCGCCGAGACTGCTAAAGCGGATGCAGAAACCGCCAAGGCATCTGCTGGCAACAGTGCGGACGCGGCAGCTAACAGTGCTGCGGATGCAAAGAAAACGCTGGAATCTATCCCGGCAGACTATAGCGCCCTGAGCGGGAAGGTGAATGAAAATACCAGCGGGATTAGTGAACTAAAGGAAGATTTAGGTGATATAATAACCGAGACAAAAAATATTTTTAATCCAAAATGGCTATTAAATGCAAGCGGATGGACAAAAGATAGGGATTCTTATACTGGGACAGCGGGAAATTTAGGACTTGCGTATAAAGAAAATAACTATCCGATTTCTTTCGAACCTAACACAAAATACACAATATCATTAAAAGCAAAAAACGACGGTGCTGTTACTACAGATGGGTATGGAATTCAGTTTGAGTTTTACAACACGGACGGAACTGTCAATACTTTATCGCTGTTAAATAGTTCCATAGCCGAAACAAATTATGTCTATGGAACTGATTATTCAAAATCCGTGTCGTACATGAGGATTAGGCATTCTAGTGGAGGGAATAACACATGGACATTGTCTGAAATTCAAATTGAAAAAGGTAATAGAACAAATTATGTAAATCCGTTTACTGCTAATGATATTATCGCAAAAGAAAAAATAGAAGCATTAGAAGCAAAAACAAATAGCCTTGAAGAAAATACAGAAATAGAAATGAGCGAAGTAAAGTATAGTTTAGATGATCTTACAGTTCAATCTAACAATCTCATAATTGCATTTGGCATTGATAATGTAAAAAACAAAGAATTCTATGTATCGACAGATGATGGTTATAATGCTTTTCCTTTTATTGGCACAGTAAAAGATAAATTAGTTTGTGTTTATTCGGTTGGTAAAAGTCATACAGACAATACTAGCGTAGACATATTTGCCAAAACCAGTCAAAATGGTGTTATTTGGTCAAGAGCGAAAAAAATAATATCTACAGAAAACGTCAGAGATACTATAACAGGACTCGGACATGATTCTTCCGGAGTTATTTATTTTTGGAATAGAAAAGGAACGCCAGTAAATGCAGATTGTTCCTTTGATTTATATAAAACTTCTGACGGTATCAATTTTACGAAAAAATGTTCTCCTGTTTTTGATATAAAACCAAGTCATATTGGAGATGCTCTTCATATTCCTACAGTAGGTGTCATTAGTTTTTACAATACATATAGAGCAAACAGAAATTCATATGGATATGTGATAACTAAAGATGGTGGAGAAACATGGAGTCAGGTTGAAATCGCAAACCCTTCAACACAGTCCGACACGCCTACTGAAATTTCTGGGACGTATATTGGTGATGGCAAAATTCTTGCACTTGGACGCTCTGAGGACAGTGCGGCAATGTTTCAAATTCAATCGAGCGATTTTGGAAAAACATGGGAAACTAAAATCACAAACATTACAGATGTTTATTTGAGTACACCTACACTCATCTATGATGACAATGGTTATATTACAGTCTACTACTATAATAGAGCTGACGGAAAATTAAAGAAAAGAAAAGCTATCGCTTCTACTGTTTTTGAATCAGCAACAAGTTGGGGTGAACCATCTAATATAGCAAGCGGTTCAGTTGGTCAAGATGCTGGAAATGCAAATTCTGTAAAGTTCAACAATAATATTATTGTTGTATATTACAGCGGTACAGACACGGAAACAAGCGTAATAGATGTAATTAACTAAAACAGACTTTAGCTTGCCAAAAAAAGGAGTTGAAAACATGAGATTATCCAACGAAGACGTCCTGTTTCACTGGCCCCTGGCCCAGCACATTATCACCGCAGGCTGGCTCTACAATGATGGCAGCCTGCACCGGGCGCTGGATTTCCGCGCGGCGGTGGGCACGCCGGTATACGCCGCAGAGGGTGGCACGGTTGCAATCGCGTACCACTGGAATGGCAAGCGCACCAGCGGCGATACAAACAGCTATGGCAACATGATTAAGCTGAAACACGCTACATACAAGTATGGTGCGCTCGAAACGCTTTACGCACATCTTAATAAGATTGTTGTCAAGCAAGGTCAGCAGGTGCAGGAGGGCCAGCTGATCGGCTACAGCGGCAACACTGGCAACAGTTTTGGTGCACACCTGCACTTTGAAGTACGCTGGAAAGGCAAGCGCACGAACCCGCTAAACTGGCTGGACAACGATTTCAGCAAAGCTTCCAGCGCAGTGCGGCTGGGAAGCTACAGCAGCGTAAAACACAACACGAAGGAAGTGAAAACCGTGAGTGAGAATAAATTGCAGCGGGTAACAATTACCCCGAATACCGATTATGAATACACTGAGATTGCAAAGCTGTTTTGCACGCTTGGCCTGCCGCTTAGCTGTGTATGCAGTAGCGGGGACGCGATGACCTTGATGCACGCAGCGCAAGCAGGAAACGCAGAGTACAAAAGCGAATGGGTTTGAGGTGATGCAGTTGGAACACATTTTCTCGTTCACGTTGGCTGACGCATGGGCATTTTTGCTTTACATGGCGGGGGCTGCTGCCGGACTGTATGCCGGGGGCGTGGCTATCAGCAAAGTAATCACCGCAGTGAAAAAGCCTAAGGCCGACCAGGACAAACGCATTACCCAGTTGGAGGGCCGCGTTTCAGCGGTTGAGGGATTCTTGAAAAACGACAAACAGCGGCTTGACCGCATGGATGAAGGGCAGCACGTGACCATGCAGGCACTGCTTGCCCTGCTTGACCACAACCTTGATGGAAACAACATTGACCAGATGCAGAAAGCCAAGGAAGCTTTGCAGAAGCATCTGATCGGCTAAAAAAAGGAGAAAGCAAAATGGATATTTCTTTTCTGTCCGAATACATGATTCCCGTGATTGTTGGCATTTGCCTGTGCGTGGGCTGGATTGTCAAGCAGTGGATTAAGGATGTTGACAACCGGTATATTCCCACGATTTGCGCGGCGCTTGGTGTCGCACTGGCATGCTGGATGAATTGGCCTGAAATTACCGCTACCGTGATTTTGTCCGGCCTTGCAAGTGGGCTGGCATCCACTGGCCTGCACCAGGCTTTCAAGCAGATTCTTGAGGGCTTTGGCAATGGGAAGTAAGTTTGATTTCCGAATGAGCCGCAGCGACTATGATGACCTCTGTTTTGACCTGACCGATGACGAACACGCCGTGTTGGATTTGCGGCGGCGCGGGATGCACAATGCCGACATTGCGGCAGAGCTGTATTGCAGCGAAAGGACGGTTAATCGGAGAGTTAAAGCGATAAAAAGTAAAATAAGGTAAGAAAAGCCCCCGTTTGTGATGCATTCAATCACAAACGGGGGCTTTCTTGTTTTTATTGCTTCGATACATATACAATCGCGCTACGAATTGCAGTTGATACCGAAATGTTTTTTCCGGACTGCTTTGACATTGTGCTGACAATGTTTTGTAATACAGCATATTCGTCAAAGTGTAAGGCTATGTCCATTCTTTTCCTATAGTAAAATGCGATATCAGAACGTTGTGGAAGTGGATACACTGGCAATTTACATTTTAAGATACAATACCTTGCCGCATCCGAAAGACTTTCAAGCTTCATCCTTTTTTGCAAGTTTGAAAGTGCGGATAGCTCGTTCGGAAGAAGGTATGCAGTAACCATTTTTGATGGTAACGGGGGCAACGATTTCATTTCATCGCCCCTCCTCGTCTTTTGCCTTTTGATTTTGCCTCGAATTCCTTGTCGGGCGCTTGATATAAGGCTCATTTTCGTCTATGAGCCAGTCACGTCCCATTTTGTGCGCGGTCTTAAATCCTCCGCGCAAAACTTTCTGCCGCACGGTTGCGGGGGTTCTGCCGTGTCGAAAAGCGTATTCCTTGAGAGTAATGTCCATCTTGATGCCTCCTGCATCCTTAGATGCTTCCAAAAGTCTCCTCCATAGCGCGAGTGGTCATGTAAATGGGCTTCTCGTTGCTGTGCTCTGCATTCCAATTCCGTGCAACATCGTTTGCGGTTAGTGTTGCAGAAAAAATCTGAATGTTGTCTCTGCTACCAAAAAGCTTGTTGCAGATAGCAACAGCATCTGCGCGGCTCATATCCTTGAACCAAGTCTTGATGATAACTTTATAAATCAGGTCGGTTTCTGCGGCCTTGACAGCTGCTGCCATCTCTTCGTCATCATTCAATCCGCTGCGCTGTGCACCGCCAAAAAGAAAAGCCATGTCATTCGCTATAAAGCTATCTCCGTTACCCCACATTTGCTGATAGGTATTAACGATGCGATCGGTTTCGGCCTTGTTCGCTTCGTTTGCCTTGCTGATGATATCTGCGTTGATGTTGTTAATAATGGTGTTAGTCATTTTGTTTTCCTCCTGTTATAATTGTGTGTTTATTTCTTGTCTTGCTTATATTATACTACTCTAAAGTAGCATTGTAAATAGACTTTTGAAAAATATTTTGTATAAACTTGGCGTAAAACTGGCGCGTTCGTGTCGCACGTTTTTACGTCTATTTTTTTATAATTAAGCTAGAGGAAACAAAAATGGCCTATAAAAATTTCAATCTCAACCCAGCAGGCAGGCACACAGAAGATTGCGCTGTCAGAGCGCTGGCGGCGGCATTAAATATGTCCTGGAAAGAAATTTACACAGGTTTATGTGAACAAGGATTTTGGCTTTGTGACATGCCATGCGCCAATCGAGTGTGGAAAACATATCTGATTGGAAAGGGGTGGAAGAGGAACAGAATTCCAAGTATACCCCAAAGGCAATGCACAGTTAAACAGTTCGCGGATGACAACTGCAAGGGAACGTTTCTCCTTGAAATGTCAACGCATATTGTTTGCGTAAAAAATGGAGATTGGATAGATACATGGGACTGCGGTGATGAAGTCCCAAAAGCTTATTGGGAGGGCAGCAATGAACGTGCCGTATTATAACCCATACCCACAGTTTTATGGGCAGCCTATGCCAGACCAGCTTGCCCAGTTGCGTCAAGGTGTATTTCAACCACCACAACAGCAAATGCCTACGCAGCAAACAACACAATCTTGTGAGGTTGTATGGGTATCTGGCGAGGGTGAAGCGAATGGCTATATGGTTGCACCCGGAAGTAAAGTCATTTTAATGGATCGGGATACACAGACATTCTATGTAAAATGCCGTGATGTAAACAATATGCCTTATCCGATGGAAGTTTATGACTACCACAAACGGGAAGCGAAATCGGAAGCAAACCCCAAAAGAGAAAATTTTGTCACCCGATCAGAATTTGATGCTCTTGCGACCGCATTTAATGAATTGAAAAACCAAATGCAATCAAAACCGCAAAAGACAGTAAAGGAGGCAACAAATGCCAAACCCGCTTTACAACAGACTTAATGAAAACCAACAGGGAAACATGATGCAGCAATTCCAGCAGTTTATGAAGCAGATGCAGGGCAAAAACCCAAATGAAATGATAGAACAGATTGTAGCTTCCGGGCAATTAAGTCAGCAGCAGTTAAATTCTATCCAACAGCAAGCCAAAAATATGGAACAGCAGTTTTCTACAATGCGTTCTATGTTCGGATTTTGAATAAATGCGGCCGCATTTAGAATAAAAATTTTGAAAAGGAGATAACCAATGGCAGTTTATAACGATATGACTCCTGCCGATATTGCCGCTGTTACCGGAAACAATAACCGCAACAATGGCATGTGGGGCGGCGATTGGGCGGCATGGATCGTGCTGTTTCTAATCTTCGGTATATTCGGTTGGGGTGGCATGGGCTTTGGCGGCTTCGGTGGCTTTGGCGGCGGCATGCGCGGCGCTAATTCCCCCGGTTTCCAGGGCTATGCAACCCGTGCCGATATCAATGAGGGCTTTGCCCTTAATGGTATTGACAACGGCATTCGCTCTATCCAGAATGGCATTTGCGACAGCACTTATGCCATTAACACCGGCATGCTGAACGGGTTTAATAACCTGAACAACAGCATTCAGCAGGGCTTTAACGCAACCAATGTTGCACTGCTTCAGGGCCAGAATGCACTTGGTGCCCAGCTTGCGGATTGTTGCTGCAAGACCCAGAGCGGCATCCAGGGCGTGAATTACACGATTGCTACCCAGGAGTGTGATACACGCAACCAGATGCAGCAGGGATTCAACGCAATGCAGAACACGATGAACTTTAACACTCGTGACATTGTGGAGAACCAGAACACCAACACCCGCGCAATCCTGGATTACCTGTGCAAGGACAAGATTGAAACCTTGCAGAGCGAAAACCAGGCGCTGCGCCTGGCTGCATCTCAGTCCGATCAGAACTCCGCGCTTCGTGCGGCAATCGATGCAAGTACTAATGAAATTCTGCGCCGTGCTGCACCGCTTCCGGTGCCTGCTTACGCGGTCGCAAACCCGTATACTGGCAATTATGGTTACGGGTGCTGCGGTTACGCCAACAGCTGTGCAGGCTAAGTAAAATATGGCAACTTGTGAGGGTTTCTTACATGTTCAGCCCTGAGCTGATTTTGCAAAAAAGGCGGCGGGGCAATAGTCCCGCCGTTTATTCTTAGAAGAAAGGATTGTTTTTATGGC